TTTCAGGACATTCTAATTCAAAAGGATTCTTGAAATTTTATAATGAAAATATAAATTCTAATACTATTTTAAATTACTTAAATAAAAATTTAAATGAAGTTTGTAGAATATACTTTATTATTGATGCATGTTATAGTCAAAATTTTATTTTAAATATTAATAAAAACTATACATTTATTGAAAAAATATATTTTATGGGAAGTTCTATGGATTATGAAAAAAGTAAAGAAATAGAGGCCGACTACGATGAAAATATGTTTGAAGAATTACCACTAGAAGATTGTAATAAAATTATAGTGGGAATTTTTACCCTTTACTTTGTTAAATTATTATTAATACGTAATATAGAGGACATTATTAAATTTAAAAATATTATAAATGATAAATTGTGGAAAATGATATCTATAAATTTAATCAAACAGTATATTATAGTGAAATATTAATAATATAATATATAATATTATAATAATACAATGGATCAAAAATGTGCACCTGGTAAAACATTTACAGAAGGATCATGTTTTACATTAGAAGATTTAAAAGAAATCGCAACAAAATATAATGATAGTTATACTGATAAAATAGAAATTGAAAGCTTAACATCAAAAAAAGATTTATTAAAAGCATTAATACCTCGATTTAAAAAACAATTTGATTGTAATGACCAAATATGTTGGTTAACAAAAGCTCCTGTTAAAGCAGTAGGTGAAGATGTTACAAAATATACATTTAGACCAAAAGGACCAAATAAACAATTTGAATGGTTAAGCACAGAAGATATTGAATCAGTTATGAAACAATATGAAAAAGTTCATACTAATTTTAAATTTCTTGGCGCTATTCCATCAGATTTTGATGAATTACCAATATATGAAACAACTGATTTAGAATTTGCAGAGTTAGAAAAAACAACTCCTATTTTAGGAGCTATTATTAATTTAGATACACATGACCAATCTGGCTCTCATTGGGTAGCATTATATGCAAATTTAAAAACAAATTCCATATATTATTTTGATAGTTTTAGAAAACAGCCTCAAAATCGTGTTAGAAAATTTATAACAAGATTATTAGGATATATGACTACAAAAAAACAAGATACTAAATTAGATGTTGAAAAATTCTTGAAAAGATATAAAAAATCAGATGATTATGATATTAGATATAATAAAGTTCAACATCAATATAAAAATAGTGAATGTGGTGTATATAGCTTGAACTTTATTATACGACTTTTAGAAGGAGAAAAATTTAATAGAATAGTTAATAATATAACTAATGATGAGACTATGAATAAATATAGACAATACATTTTTAGAAATGCAAATTTTGATTAAAAGAGTTTGTGTTATGTGAGTTTCAAGAACCCATTTATTCTATTATATCTAATGCAAAACTTAAATTATAAGCTATATCATTAAAATTATATAATATATTATCTTCTGTATAAAATTCTAAATCTAATGAAGATAAAGATAATGGACTATTAAATTGTAAATTACATACACTTGTATTATTAAAATTTAATATACAAATAGGATTTGGATTTATATTCTTTATAAAAAATAATAATTTAGACTGTAATCTTAAATCATATATTTTATAAGCTATTTTATTTGAAGATAATTTATCTTCACTATTAAAACCTAATTTTAAAGAAATAAATGTTGGTTTTATAATAAATTCACTTATTTCATCTTTTGATTTTACTAATACTTTCAGAGTATAATCAATTGAAAATATTAAATCTTTATTATTATTTAAAATATTTAATAATGCTTCAATATTATAATGTCCTTTTTGTATTATTATTTGATGTTGTATATCATTCATTTCATATACAAAATTACTATTATCAAATATATTATAAACTGGTTGAGGTAAATTATATGATAATAATTTAATTCCAACTATATTATTTATTGGATTAAATTGAAATTTATATAATGGTTGTGTTTTATTTATATCTAATTGTAATGTTTTCATAGATTGCTTAGTTTTCATTTGATGTTTTAAATGATTATTTTCCTCTTTCAATGTACTTAATATCATTTTCATTTCATTTAATTGTTGAAATAATTCATCTGATTGATGCGATGCTTGATATTGTTGTGGTGCTTGATATTGTTGCGGTTGTTGATATTGTTGCGGAACTTGTTTTTGATATTGTTGCGGTGCTTGATATTGTGGTGCATGTTGTTGTTGTTGCGGTGCTTGATATTGCGGGGCATGTTGTTGTTGTTGCGGTGCTTGATATTGCGGTTGATGTTGTTGTTGCGGTGCTTGATATTGCGGTTGATGTTGTTGTTGTGGTGCTTGATATTGCGGTTGATGTTGGGGTTGCTGAGATGCGGGTGGTATAGACATACCTCCTCTTTCTGCTTCTAATTTTTGCAATCTATCTTGTAGAGACATATTATCACTATATTTAGACAGATCTGTATTATTATTTTCTTTAAAATTATCTTGCATATCTCCAAATCCTTCTAATCCTTCTAATTTTCTTTCTGATAAATTATTATTATTACTTGATCCAAATGTGTCTTCTCTGCCAACTTTAACTGGTTTAAGAAAATCAGGTATATCTGTTGGTTTAGTATTATTATTAACTCTTCTAGAGCTTTCTAATTCTGCTAATCTAGAAGAAATATCACCAGATGTTTTTTTAATAAAATCTTCTGATACTTTCATTTGAGGAGGAATAGTATTATTAGAAGCAGGTCTATCAACAGAAGTTATAACCACATTTGGTTTTTTAACAGAAGTAAATAATTTATCTATATTTTTTTGATTTGAATGTTGATTATCATCAGCTTTATTTATATAATTTTTAATTAAATCAGATGTTTGTTTAACTACAATTGAACTAAACTGTTTTTTAATATTTAATATATTACTATTATTAATTTTTGTAAAATCTAATGTTTTATAAATTCTTTTCATTGTTTCAATTAAGTTTGTTATAATTATATCTTTTTGCTGTTTATTTAAATTAGTATATTCATTTACTAATGTAATTTCTTTATATAAATGTGCTATATTTTCTTTGGATAAAAAATCATTTGATATTTTTTCACTCATTATTTAAAATTTAATATATTTCTTTATCTATTGAACGAAAAAATCATTTAATATTAAATTTATTCAGTAGAAAATTACATATTTTAACAGTTAATAACTAAGGTTAATAACTATGGTTAAGAACTAAGGTGTAACATTAGTTCCAATGTATGCTGTATCTGTATATTCACTCTCATTTGGTTTTTTTTTATATAATTTAAATATTATAACACCTACAATAATTATAGCAACTAATATAGTTATAGCTATAATAAAAATAGTTGTATTATTATTTTGTTGAATAATTATATTAGCAGGTGCGACAGCTGCAGTTGTTCTTGTTTGTCCAGCTACATAATTAGCTGACCAATTAGGATTTATTTCAGCATTATTTACATCAGTCGAACCTACATTATTATTTGCTTCACATGTTTGAATGTTAGTTATATTACTAGCGTTTTCAGCAATTGATTCTTTTACCTCTGCTATATTGATACATAAAGTATTAACAGCTTGTCTAGAAGAGACGTAGCATCTTCCATTTGAAGAACATGATGAACAATAACTATCATTTGATTGAACAAATACTTCTCTATTATTAATATTTGAAAAACCTAATATAACAGGTAATGGAACATCTCTTAAAATAGAATTTTCACAATTACAATCAGTATAATTATTATAATTGTCTAAACTATTATCACTAACAACTTTTCTATCAGATGCAAAATAACCATATGCAGATTTAGCTGGGTCATTTTTATATGTAATCATATTTTCCGTTTTAATTTTTCTACATAAACCTAAATTATTTCCACCAGATTGATATAAAGAAGAACAACTTCCATTTACATTATTTATACCATTAGCAGTAAATTGTTGTAAATATGAAACTTTATTTGGTTCATTTGGTTTACTTTCATCGTAGAAAAAGCATGCGTTTATATTACTATTTAATTCATCATCTTCAAATACTCTAATTTTAATTGGAGTATATCCAGGCTTTACAACACCAGAAGGAGCAGTTGAATTTATATCAACAATTGGTAGTGCTAAATTCATTACAGTTTGACGTGTACAACAAGCTCTTTTTCTTAAAATATTCTTAAGATTTATTGTTTCATTAGCAAAGTTAGTTTTACCCCAGCTTAATCCTGCATCATAATCAGTTTTTGCCCAATTAGTTATAATATATCTCAATCTACTATTTATTATAAGTTGATTATCTAAAGGATCACTTACTATATTTCCCATATAATATATTATATATAATATTTTTTATATATAATATATTATATAGAATGGATCCCACTTCAATGGCAGCAGTTGTAGGCATCACTATGTTAATAGGTGCTACACAGAAAGATACAACATCATTAGAAGTTAAAAATATTATTAATAATTTTGTATCACAAACTGAAAAGCAAGTAGTTAATTTAGTTACTCAATCAGTTGCAGATATTACTCATACAGTTGTTCAACAGCAAGTATCAAAATTATCAAATAATATTGACAGTCAAAATAATATTGATTTAGCTGATGTAATAATTGTTGGAGGTAGTTTTACATTAGAACAACAAAATAATTTAAAATCAACCGTAACTGCAATTTTTAATATTGTTCAATCAAATGAAATTATTACACAATTAACAAATCAAATTAAAAATAATATACAAATGTCTCTATCACAAAATGCTGATTTAGCTAATCAAGTTGCAGCAACAAGTTCTTTATTAAAATCTCAAAAAGATTCTGGTGAATTTAATAAAATGGTTAGTGAAACTAAAAATATATTAAATTCTGTAGCTAATAATTTATCATCAAATACTAGTAGAACTACTATTAAAAATAATTTATCAACTAAGATAATATTAGATAGTGATACAAGAGCAAGTATTAGTGATTATATTGGTATTAAAATTAATCAAAATATTAGTCAATCAACTTTAAATAATTGTGTGCAAAGTAATAATGCATTTAATCAAATAAATTTAAATAAAATTTTAGTTCAAGATACAGAATCATCATTTGAGATTATTCAAGAAAATATTTTAGTATCATTTTATAGATGTATTGTATCATCATTCATGAAAACACAACAATTAGTTGACTTATCTAATGATATATTAACAGATGCATCTATATCTGCATCTCAAGGTGCTCAAGTTAAAAATGAAGCATCTGCTGTAAATGATAAAAAAGATATTACAGAAAATACATCATGGTTAGATAGTTTTGGTTCTATGATTGCAATTATTATTATTATTATTTTAATTTATGGGACTAGACAATTTACAAAATAAAAATGATTAATTATTACATTTAATAATTAAATTTAATAATTAACTTAAAAAGATAATTATTAAATTTATAAAAAAAATCTACTTATATTTATAATGGGAAATAAAGTATCATCCACAAATATAGAAAATGAAATTAACAATTTTATTATGCAACAACAAAGATCATTAGCAAATGTAGTAACACAATCTGTTATTAATGTTTCTCATAAAATAATTCAAGAACAAACTGCTAGTATTATTAGTAGTGCTAGCGCTAGCAATATTTTGAATGGATATCAAATTATTGTTAAAAATGGTGCAAAATTTTCAATTGTTCAACAGAATTATCTAAAATCAAATGCAGAAGCTATATTAAATTTAATACAAGATAATTCACTTGTTCTTAATTTATCAAATAATATTAAAAATGATGTAATGGCATCATTAGCTCAAAATGCAGATGTGTCTAATAAATTAACAGCAGCTGCAACAATGCTTAAAGAACAACGCAATTCAGGTGAACTAAATGGAGCAATCTCTGCTATTTCTGATGTTGCAAGTAAAACAATAGGTGCATTTAAAGCTACAGAAGATAAAAATGATATTATTAATAAGGTAGTTCAATCATATATAATGAAACAAGATGCTGAAACAAATTTACAAAGTTTTATAAATAATACTGTTAACCAAACTATAAAACAGCAAACAATATCTAATTGTGTTAATAATAGTACTTTATCTAATGTTATAAATTTAAAAAAAATTATAGTAGATGGTCCAACTGCTTCTTTTAACTTAACTCAAAAAAATATGTTAGATGCATTTTATAAATGTGTTATATCATCTACTGTTAAATCATCAGAATTACAAAAATTATCGAATGATATTATAAATACAGCATCATTAACTACAGGACAAGGAATAAAGGCACGAACTGATGCTCAAATTACTGTTAGTTCAATTGACTCAAAAGAAGCAAAATCTTGGTTAGATAGTTTATCTGGTATGATTGGTATTATAATTATAATAGCAGTAATATGTGTTATTTATATTATAGCAAAACTATTTATGCCTGCTAAAAATACACAACAATATCCACCACCGTATCAACAATATCAACCTCCATCAACTATGTATAGTAGAGCACAACGTGCTAATCTAAACTTTGCTGGCAACTTGAGACGAGTAAGGGCTGGACCATATGTAACTCCAAACACCCCAGATACTAGCTTCGCATAATAGCTTTATCAATAAAAATTAATTTATTATTTTCTAATAGTAAATAATAAATGGATGATACTCAATTTAATATGATTTATAAACAAAGATGTAAAATGGATTATTTACCTTCTATTTTACCTAAAGTTAAAAGAATTATAGTAATAGGTGATATACATGGTGATATGGATAAATTATTAAAATGTTTAAGAATACCAAAATTAATAGATAGTAATGATTATTGGATAGGAGGTACAACTGTTGTTGTTCAAGTTGGAGACCAAATTGATAGCTGTAGATTTAGAGGTAGTGGTAATTGTAATCAATTAGAAAATCCATTAGATAAAGCAGATGATATAAATATATTATATTTTTTAACTGAATTACATAATCAAGCATCAAAACAAGGTGGAGCTGTTTATAGTTTAATGGGTAATCATGAATTAATGAATGTAACAGGAGATATGAGATTTGTTAGTCAAAGTAATATAGAAGAATTTAATTATAAAGGTAGTTCTATTAATAATTGGTTAGAAAATAGAAAATTAGCATTTAAACCAGGTAATAAGATTGCTAATTTTTTAGCTTGCACTAGAAAAATGGCATTAGTTATTGGTAGTAATTTATTTGTTCATGCTGGTATTGTTCCTGAAATACAAGCTAAATATCAGATAAATGATATGAATAAAATATTAACTTTATTTTTATTAGGGGAATTAGAACAACCGGACCAATTTAAGGATTTATTTATAGTTGGAAAAACATCTCCATTATGGACTAGAATGTTTGGTAATAAACAAATTTTAAATTGTGATCAAATATCAGAAACATTAATTACTTATAAAGTTGGTAGAATGTTCGTAGGACATACGCCACAATTTCAAGTAGGTATTAATAGTCAATGCAATAATACTATTTGGAGAACAGATGTTGGTATGAGCAGAGCATTTAATGTAAATAATCAATCTAATGAAGCACAAGTATTAGAAATATTAAATGATACAGAAATTAACATATTAAAATATTTTTAATAAAATTAATATTAAATAAATATTAATTTTAATTTTATAATTTAAACCATCTTCTTGTATTTATCCATGTGTTCATCGAATTCTTTAATGGCTTCAGCTGATGCTTTAACGCCATCCATATCAGGATTACTGGCTTTAACTTTCTTTAAAGCAGCACCTGCAATTTTAGCAGCTTGAACACTGTTGGGTATGCCTAATTTAACAGAAACGTGTTTCTTTAATTTTTGGAAAGCCATGAAGCTAGGGTTAGCTCCTCTCTTTCCCTTGGAGGATTTCTTGCTACCTTTGCGAGATGATTTCTTGCTACCTTTGCGTTTAGCTCCACCGACTAATGCAGCAGCTTCAGTTGCGTCAGTCTTATCTTCAGCTCCGCCCTTCTTAGAACTCTTGCGAGATGCCTTACGAGAAGCCTTACGAGATCTGCGTTTAGCTCCACCGACTAATTCAGCTGCTGCAGTTGATTCATCAACTTCGGCACCACCCTTCTTAGAACTCTTGCGAGATCCCTTGCGAGATCCCTTGCGAGATCTGCGTTTAGCTCCACCGACTAATTCATCAACTTCGGCACCACCCTTCTTACTACTCTTGCGAGATGCTTTACGGCTGCCTTTCTTGCTACCCTTACGAGAACCTTTGCGAGCTTTGCTGCTCATCTTAGATCCCTTACGAGATCCCTTGCGGGATGCTTTCTTGCTACCCTTACGGGAACGTCTCTTAGCACCTCCAACTAAAGAGCCGCCCTTCTTAGATCCCTTACGGGATGCCTTGCGGGATGCCTTACGGGAACCTTTGCGGGCTTTGCTGGACTTCTTAGATCCCTTGCGGGATGCCTTGCGGGATCCTTTGCGGGATCCTTTCTTGGCTCCGCCAGTAAGAAGGCTGCGTAATTGGTTTTCTAACATTTCAGTATCAGTTTCATTAGCATTGGCACCACCGACCATTTGAATAACAGTTGATGTTTCATTAACCTCTTCTTCAAGAGCTGATGTAGCACTGAAATTACCACCGACCATGTTTTTAACTTCTGTTTCTAAAGCTGATGTAGCGCTTAAAATAATATTATCAGCTCCACCAACTTGTTGTTCAGATGTAAGCATGTTGACTAATTCGTTGATTTCTTCAGCATTGATTTGAGACATAAAAACATCAGATGTGGCAGCTGTATTTATGTTTGATCCACCTCTCATGCGATTATTACTATTGCTAATTGTTAACCAATTAGCTTCTTCTGAGTTTGCGACTGTTGATGATAAAACATCATTTAATCTTGATTTAACAAATAAATTTGAGCTCATATATATTATAACTTAGATTATATATCTTAAATATAATTATTGAATTAAAAAATTTATTAATTAAAAATATATTTATCAATATTAGTATAATATAAAATGTATATAAATCAAATTGATAATTTATTTGATGGAATTATAAATAATTTTTATATATTTTTAAATAAAAAAAAATCATTTGATAGATTTTCAGACGACCAAAATTTTGTTAAATATATGAATGAAATTATTGATACTATCAAACTATTCATAGATGATTTAAATTTAAAAGAAATTGAAGAATTGATCTATTCTAAATCCCACACAAAATATATTATAGAAATAATAAAAAGATATTGTGCTTTTTATGTATATTTAGGAATTGCTTTTTATTATAAAGGCGACAGAGATTTATTTATTACTAACATTATAGAAACAAGTAAAAATATAAAAGACAGCACTTTCAATATAACTAATTTTTATAATAGTGAGAATAATGCTAAAATTATTACAATGTTTTCTATAATAAAAGATGTTATTAAATTAAAAGACCACAAGACTGTAGAAAGAATTAAAATTATTATTAATAATGATCCTATTAAATATAGCACAACTATAGGACTTCTTAATAGTATTGGTGAAGATTATTTTGAAAAATATTTATTTGTTGATGATAATTTTCATAATTTAATGAAAACTTTAATTTTTAAACAAATTTATTTATTAGAAGAAAAGAATGATATTATTAAATTATTACAAGAAAAAGAATTAGATGAAGCTGAATATAAATATATTGATATTATTGTTTCTAAAGAAGAAAAATTAATAGACTTTACTTTTCTTCAAAATCTATTAAGAACTGACCAAACTAGATCTGAATTATTTAGAAGTAATATAGCTAATGAATATTATGAATTTTTATCAGAACATAAAAAAGAAAAAGAATTAAATATTATTGGTAATACTAAAATTTTAGATTTTCTTTTTAGTAATAGAATATTTATTCCCATTACTGAAGATTTTGTTAGATATCATAAAAATAGTGAAAAATATGATAAAGACATTACTGGTGAATTAAAAGACAGAGATGCTACTAAAATCAAATATATTATTAATAAAATAAATAAAGTTGTAAATATGTATTCTAGTATTTATGAAAAAAATCAAAAATTAAAATTAGATGCTATGAACTTGTTCTTCAAAGCTTTAGAATATAAAGATGCTGTTTTATACAATGATTTAGAAGAAGTTAAAATTGTTAATAAATTATCATATAGTGAAAATACATCAGATTTAGATTATTTAGTAGATTTAGAAAATATGAGATATTATGCATATTTAAATTATAAAGATTTTAGCAGAGATGGTTTTAGATTACGTTCTACATTACCAGTTCAAGGTGTTCGTCATACAAATATTAAATATAAAACTAAAACAGATACTAATAGAAAAAGAAAAATAGAATTAAGAGTTGGTCATAGTGATATACCATTAAATATTATTGGTATTATTTATAATCCATTTATTACAAAGGGTCTTTCTAATAAATTATTAGAAAAAATGGATATATCTAAATTAGTAGATATTAGAACTATTAATCAAAATGGCTTTGATGCAATGTATAAATTAATGACAGATATAAAAGATGATAATTTATATTACTGGATGTTTGATACTAAATTAGATAAAGTAAAATTAGAAGAATATAAAAATGTTAGTTCTCTTGATTCATCTAAAGTAGTTGAAAATATTTTAAGTGAATTATTTAACCATTATTTAGATATTAAAAGAAATGACATTTATGAAATGCTTGAAAAGGCTAAACCAAATAATTTATATGATATAACTAAAATTATAAATAATTATCAAAATCAATATAGATTTACAACTAATATACCTATTAATTTTCAATATGATATTCTATGGAAATATTTTGATAAAATAAAAGATAGAAAAATAAAAATTAAAGAAATTAAAGACAAAGATATTATTAAAATCCCACTTTCTAAATTAATTAAGAAAAAGGATGAAATTATAATTTTAGGATACAAAGAAGAATATATAGATTTAGAAAGCATATCTCATCAAGCTATATGTAATCATTATATTAAATGGTTACAGTTAGGTAGAATATCACGCAAGAATGATGAAATTCTCAATCAAGCTATTTTTGATTTTGTTAAACAATATGTTAAAACAAATGATAAGAATGAATATATATGTAAGAGTTGTTCAGAATTATTAGATTTGAAAAAATATGTTTATGAAGGAACATATGTTGCTGAACTTGATACTTTTTTAACAACTAACTTGGCTGTTAATAGCAGATTAGAATCATTACCTAAATATGAAAAATATACAAGAACTATTCGTAATATTGAAAAGAATATAGAAAAAATATGTTATTCAATGAATTTACAATATTATATTGGTAATACACCGACTATTAAATTAAGAAGAAAGATGATAATTAAAGATGTTATTGATATGACTTTATTACATACTGCTTATTTAAAAAAGCAACCTAAAAATAGAATAGATACAGCAGTAGAAACATATGGAATAACAAAAGACTTTACAAATTTATTCTTTTTTGAATTAAAAGATGATATCTTTTTAACAAGTTCAATGGATACAGATTATTACAAACAAATTAAATATAACAATATTCTTGCATACATTGCATTAATGTTAATTGCTGATTTAAATACTGGACAAATATTAAGTTTCAAAGATGATAAATTTTGTAATTTCTTTATTTTCACACAAATTAGAGAATCAGTATTTAGTAAATTATTTTTAAGATTAAATGAAAAAGAAAAAATTGCTATTAGTAATATCCCATTATTAGGATATGTGTTATTTTATTTTGCATGTGTATTTACAAATAGTTATATATGGTTATGGCCTAAGAATGATAAATCTCAAATTATAAGTGTTCAAAAAGTAGTTATTAATACTATAGTTGATTTGATGAATACATTAGTTGAAGCAAATATGGGCACTGAAAAGAATTTTCAATATGAATTAATTGTTAATAGATTAATGCAAAAAATTAAATCAACTTATATGGATGCAAATGTTTATAAAATGTTAAATGATATGATTAAACAAAAAGTTGTTATTGAAAATAATAAATATAGTTTTGTTAGTAAAAAAGATAAAATATTAGAATTAAAAATAGGAGAACATGAATATGTACCATTAACTAAAAGTAAAAAGCATTGTGATTCTAGAAAAGATAAAATGGATACAAATATTCATGAAATGTTTGATTATGATATTGATGTATTTACTAATTGCCCAGATGGTCGATTTCATGAATGGGGATTTTCTAATAATAATATTTATTGTACATTATGTAATACCAAATACAATGATTTAATTAAAGATAAAGCTGAAAATGATAATAATGTTTCAAGAGTTAATCAAATAAAATTATTATATTTAAGAAAATTAGCTTCAACTTATTGTATTTCAGGTGATATGCATGATATTGATATAGATACTAATATTTGTAAAAAATGTAAAATAAATGTAGCTACTCATGAATATAAATCTGATGAGTTATTTAAATTAGAAAAGAATTTAAGAAAAGTTCAAGATAATAAAGCATTACTACAATTAGATCATATTAAAAAATATTTTGAAAAGATTAAAGAAAGAAGAGAACATGATTTAAAAATATTAGTTGTTTTAAATCAACGCTATGAAAAATTTACAGAAAATAAATTAACAAATTATGTTGATGATTTTATAGATTTATTAATTAAAAGTCTTGGAATTAAAATTAAAATAGATAATAAGACTTTATATTTAAAAGATACAATTTATATAATTAAAAATGATTACTCTGGAAGCCCTATTAAAAATGATATAGTATTATTATCAAGTGATAATAAAATAATGTTCAAAGACAATCATTTTTATTATAAACGTAATGTTATTTATTATAATGATAAAATTCATGGAGCTTTTGTTTTTTATGATGCATTAACTAAAAACTATTTAGGATATACAAAAGATAATAAAAAGTTTGAAAATTATAAAAGCACAATGTATATAGAAGTTATTCATAGTATTCGTGATATGTTATTAATGATAGGATTAGAACATGAATATATTAATGTTAAACATTTTGCTAATAAAAAGGATGATTTTATTATAAAACATTTAATTAGACTTCGTTGTAATAATTTAAGACAAATAATACAAAGAACAAATAGTATTATTGAAAAAATTAATAATCCTGGTATTAATAAAGAAAATCCATACAATACTGAAGAATTCAAATTAGTATCTGAATTTAGAAAATCATTAAAGAATTTTAGAACAACTGATAGTGATAATTTAAATCCTATTTTTAAACATATCTATACTATTACTAATAATGCTACATTAAAAGAATTACCTGAAAATTCTAAAATAAATATTATTAATGATATGGCTGAAGTAAAAATATTAAACAAACTTAATAATGCAGATAGTTTATTATTATTCAACTATATTTATAATTTAACAAAATTAATTGAATATAATACTCAACCTGCTATTAAAATGAATATTTGTTATATGATAACAAAAATAATTCAATATAATTATTATAATTATTATATACCAATGGAAAATAGTCAATTAAGAAAATTTAATTCATTATTAACAATAGATGCACCATATATTGATGAAGCATCTCGTGTTGTTGGTTATTATCAAGATTTAGTTAATGTTAAAGAAATTGATGAAGAAGTTAATAAAGAAAAAGATTATGATATGAAAGAAGAAGAAAATGCTTTAGATATAGATGATTATGATGAAAATGATTTATATGAAGATAATGATGCTAATGAGGATGTTGTTGAACATCTATTGGAACAATAATTGGAACAATAATTGGAACAATAATTGGAACAATAATTGGAACAATAATTGGAATAATAATTGGAACTTTAAATTAATAATTTACAAATTTTTTAATTAAATTATTATATATATTTTCATTTTGTTGTGTTATTTGTAATTCTTTATGTATTTTCATAATTATATATAAAGAATAGCATATTCGTTCTTCAGATAATGGAGGTAATTTATTCCATTCTAATACATAAATTTCATCAATAAATTTAAAAATATTAAATTTGGATATTGGATATATTAATCCAAATTTTTTAATGTATATATTATATAATTTTTCATTAATTATAGACATAGATGTATTATCTTTACAGCTATTTTTTTTATGTTTATCTAAATTATCTTTTCTAGTAAATATTTTATTACAATATTCACAAATAAATTTTATGTCATTATTAAGTTGATTTAAGGATATTTCAGGTTTATTTATATTATCATCATTAATTATTTTATGCTGAGTTTTATTATGATACCAAAATGTTTTATAAGATTTATAGTCTTTATTGCAAATATTACAATTATATTGTTTTATATTTTCCATTATTAATTATATATAATTAAATATTTGTTTATATACTTAAATTTATCCATAAATAAATTATATAATCATAATCTTAAGTTATTTAAAAATATAATAATAATTTGATTATTATGAGCATGAATTGGAAATATAGTTCTGACATAGCTAATTCTGAAGAAAATATTATTGATACAATTTATTGTTCACATGTAGAAATGTCAATACCAATAGTTTATTATTGGATAGTTTTATTTAAAGATGGGACTGAATATGATTTATTAGATCCAATATTAAATAAATTATTAAGTAGTGATATAGATATAGATAATTATAATGCAGCTATGGATAATTGGGTTACCCAAAACTGTTAGCGAATATAACACAATTATGATAATTTATAATTAGAGTCGTTTATTAATTCATAATATGTTATTTAATTATATATTATGAATTACATTATATCATCAATTGTATTATTATCAATTATCATGATAATAATTTACATTTTAAGTATTGATAACAATATGCATAAATTAAAGAATAAACTTAATGAACTTTTTTCAGTAGTTAAATCAAAAAAAGTAAATTATTTGAATGATAAAGATAATAAAAATCTATTAGAATTTATTAAACAAAATTTTAATTCCGATGATAATATTATTATACCATCAAAAATATTTTATGATAAAACAGATAATGGATTTGAAATGAATAATATAAATATAATATGCTATAAGTATAATAATAATAAATTTGATGAAATACCATATAAAATAAATATATTATTTGTTCCATTTGAAAAAGATAATTATATTAGTAATCAAACATTATTTAATTTACATGGTAATTATAAATTAGAAATTGTTGAAGACACTAAAAAGAAAGTAGAAGAAAAAAGAAAAAGTGTTCAATTTAGTGAAAAGCAAGAAATTATAAATGAAACATTTATATCAGCAGATCATAGAGAAATGATAGCAACTGAAACATATACTGATGTATTAGATATGATTCCTGATATTATCCGTTTATCTGAAACTGAAGAAAATATTGATAATGATACTACTGATACTATTGAATTAATTTCTCATAATCTTAAATAAAGGATCATTTTTAAGAATATAGTCAGGTGTAGTATATTCTTCATTTACTAATATTCTACCTCTATCTGATACAAATTCACTTTCTTTTGAATATTTTTCAGGTATTATTCTTTTAACAAAATCACGAATTTTTTCTGGTATTTCATCTTTTGTCCAAAATTCTGGAAAGAAACCTTTTTTCGTGAGAGTGTTAAAAAAATAATGAATATCATAATATCTATTTTGTTCTGGTTTTATATTAATTCTATCTGTCCAATCTGCTTCTACTTTACTATTTTCTACAATACCTGGAATACATGCAAAATCAAAATCCCATAATTGAATTTGAATTCCAATATTCGGAACAATATATACTTGTCCATTTATTTTATATTTAAATTTATAATGAGTTTTAGCTGTATCTATTTTATGAACTAATATATTATTAGCTTTCATATCATTATGTCTAAATCCTGGATATTTATTTTGAATTATTGCCAAAACTGACAATAATTGGAAAATTATACTTCTCCAATGTTTTATTTCCATTGATTTATAATTATTTTTAATATAATCTAATAAATCTCCAGAATTTGCCCATTCAGATATTAAAATAGATACATTATCATAATATTCACCCTTTTTATATCTCTTAACAAATGCATCATATTTTTTATTATTAACTATATTGTCTTTTGGTAAACTAATAAATGGTTTAATACTAGTATTAAATGTTGTTATTGGTAATACTAGATGAGGAGTTTGTTTATCTTTAACAAAATTTCCAAGTAATCTTAACATTATTAATTCAGCATTCTCTGGTCTTTTAACATTAAACATATCGCCATAATTTTGTTTTCTTGGATATGCTACTATTTTAACTGCATAATTTGCTTTATTTTCATTATTTGGCGGTGGATATACACCTTTAAAAGTATGTCCAGTTGAACCACTTTTAATATAAAGTAATTTTCCACCTAAATCTTTTATTGCTTTATTAAAGTCAATATATTTCTTTGGCATGATATCTCTAATATCATCACTATTAATTGCTCCTCCTGATTGAGTATCATTAAAATCAATCATATAGTCTAAACATTTACCTTCAATCATATTTTTTATTGATTGAATTCTAAATGGTATTTGATTAAATTTAGCCTGATCTAAAGTTTCATTGTTATTCATATTACTATTAATTATATTTTTTATAAAAGAAATCTTTATAATAAACTAATAATGTAATAATTATAAAGTAATAATTATAAAGTAATAATTATAAAGTTATAATTATAAAGTAATAATTATAATGTAATTAATTTTCCATCTGAATTTTTCTTAATATCTTCTTCTTTTAACAATTTACTATATTTTTCAAACATTTTTTTAATTAAATTTATTTCCAAGTTTGGTAAGATTGGATTACACATCCAATATTTTCTCTTTCCAATCATATCTAATTGAAATTCATTAGGATATAAATGAGAAGCACTGCTATTAGGATTCGTCATAATTTTTTGAAGTTCAGTTGGTAATAAATAGGCTGATTCTTTAGGAAGAACTATTAATAATTGTTCAAATGGTTTTAATGGAGAACTTTCTTTAAATACCACATTATTAAAATCAAATTTGCTTCTAGCCATATCAGTTAAAAATGGTGCATGATCATATGGATAATAATAATCCCATGATGGACATTTATCAAAATAATACATTGCAACCCATTTTAATCCAACATTATAATGATAAACCATTTTATCAGTAAATTCATCTAAATCTGAATCTAAATTTATATCCGTAGGATTATTATTATGATAATAATTATTATAAAATCTAGGTCGCCAATCACTCATAGGACCTTGACCTAAATTAATTGGATCATTTATTTTAAATTGTAAATTTTCTATTTTATTCATTTCAATATCAAATGGATCTGTTGATTGACAATAAGCTCTACGTTTCTTAGAATTATAGTGTTCCATAATTAATCTCTCTTCATCAGATGCTAACTTTATAATAAAACTATAATAATTATCATTATTAATATTAATATTATTATTACTATCATTAATAATTATAATATATCCATTTAATACAACATTTTCAACATAACATACTAATAATTTATCAATAGCATTATTATAAATATCTAATGCAGGTAAATGAGGTAAAAAATCATTACCCATTAAATAACAAATAAAAATAAAATCATTAATAATATTCTTTTTAATTAATGGAATAGGAACTTCCATTTTATTCATAATTTTTTGAACACTGTCAAAAATGCATTCTCTCATAATTTCAATAGAAACATAATTAAATGCAGAATCAGATGATTTCTTTTCCATATGCTGAGCTTCACGCATTAAATATATATTATCTAGTCCAGTAGCCAACATTAGAAAGATTAAATCTGCATCTAAACCATAAATAATATAACTATACTGAGTATTATTTTTAATATATTGAAGTAATTTATGTTCACCCTCAGCTGGAACATTAGAAGGTGAGAATAAAATCTCTAATTTTGTTTTCTCATGATACTCCTTACACCAATTTTTTAATTTTTCAGTTAATTTTTGCATAAAATTAGTTCCAGGTGTAATAGCACTATTATTCCAAAAATATGGAATAACTTTATTATGTTTTTTACGAATATTATCAAATAATTTTTTATCATTAATACTTTTATATCTTCTTAATCGTTGTTGCTTCATCTTAGCAACAGGTGCTACACCATCAACAGCTAAATATACACCTTTAATTGGCTTAGCCATATCAATTAATTTTTCCAAATAAATAATAACATTATTAATCATTTTATTTTCTAATCTATTAATATCAACTGTTTCAGTTGGTTGTAATTCTTTTAATGTATCAAAACACACAGGATGAATCATACAATTCATATCTAATAAGAAATAATCAATATTTTCAGAAGATTTGTTTAATATAAAATTATTATATTTTGAATAATGTTTATATAACCATAAAAAGAATCCAGGAACGCCCATTTTAATTATATTAGAAATATCTTATTAAATAGTATTAATATCAATATTTAATATAAGAAATAACCTTTGATTGCGTTGACGTTTATAAAAAACTTTTTAAGTTTTTTAACGTCCAACGATATCAATATTTATAAAAGTTAATACAAATGAACACATTCCCAATCAACATAATCCCATTTATTATTTACTTCAATATAATTATTTTTCTTAAAATTAATATTAATATTATCTATTTTTCCTTCTAATAATTCTATTTTTTCATTTAATTTTATTAATTGTTCAATTAATAAACTAAAGTTGTTTTCTATTAAATTTATATTATTTTCATATTTATATGACATTAAATAAAAATAATTTTATTTGTTTAAAGAACTATGTTTGTTTGTATATTTTAAATATTTATTATAATTAGTTATAATATAATAAAAATAATTATAATTATAATGGATACACTAATTAAAGATACAAACCAACCTTTATTATTAATATATAATATTTTAAAAAATACATCCATAATAGATGATGATAAATTAATCGCAACAAAAATATTTTTTCAGTATCATATATTAATAGCAGTTAAATATAATTTATTATTAGTAGATAATTTAAAGAATTATAAAAAAACATATTTATTTATAGAAGATGTATATCATATATTATCAAAACAACTTAATATATTACCACACTTAATTAAATTAAATAAATCTTATAAGGATAATAATTACAAGTCTTTTTGGAATTTAGAAATAGAATTATTAATATTATATTTTAAAAATCTTCATACTAAATTTTTATGTTTGTTTGATGGTTCAAAAGGTTTTTTATTTTTACATTTAAAATTAAAAGGTATGAAAGAAGGTAATCATTATCATTATGAACAATTATTAGAAAGATTAAAAAAAACATTTGATTTATTTAAGAAACCATTTTTTGATGAGTATAAAATAGTATTATTAACATTTTATCAATTTATTGAATTAAAATTTGAAAATATGATAAAATACACAGAATATATATTTAATAAAATAAATAGTATTTTAGTAAATAATATTAATTATTTAGTATTATACGATAATTATAGAATGCAATTATATAATTTATTATATAATAATTCTGATATTAATATTAATATAAATAATGTTGATTCAGATATTGATACAGATGATATAATATTAATTAATAATAACTAATTAATAATAATTAATTATAGAAAACTAAATCAATAGAACCTTCTTTAACTTTTAATATATTATATTTAGTATAAAGTATTTTAAATTCAATTCCTAAATTATATGGATTATTTTTTGAATTATAATAATCTATAGTATAATTATCAGCAACTGTGACTGATATATTTTGACCAATTATATGATTCATATTTATAAATCCAGTTGGTTGGATATTATATGGGAACATTGAGAAAGTTCTATAATAAATAGTATTTGGAAGAGGATAATGTAAATAATCATACATTGGTCTATTTTTATAACTATCAGTTCCAACAGTATAATATTCATAAAAATTATATTCATTTGATACATTTAATTGAATATCATCAATATATGTGCTATCAAAATTACTATAATCCGATTTACCATAATCTGATATACCATTCAAATTAACTTTCTTTCTTCCAAATACATATACATCTTTTATTAAACCATTTATATCATTTAATGAATCATATATTGATGTTTCATTAATATCTAATATAATTTCATGATGACTTTCTATTATATAATCTAAATCATTATTTGCCATAATTTCTTTCTCTAAATTATCTATAAAACCATATTCGCATAATAAGGATACTCTTGGTTTTTGTATTAAATTTAATATATAATTATAATCTATAAAATAATGATATCCAGCTATTGCTATTTTTGTATTGTCATCTAATAATATATCAGTTCTTATATTATTCATTAAATATATAAAATCTTCTAATAATAATTCAGTTCCATCACCATAATTAGTTAAAATTGCTGCACTATCTATACCTGGATATTTTGCATTTAATACATCTGCATTAACAGTTGAACAATAATAAATGTAAATATTTTCAGGTTGTAATAATTCAACACTTGTATATGGTAAAGTTGCTGGAGCTACACAATTCTTATTATCAACAGTATGTTGATCTCTTCTAAGTTCAACTGTTTTTAATTCTTCATACATTGCTTCCCAATCTTGTAAATATATTAAATGTTTTAAATCATTCACACGGCTATTTATTTTTATGGTGCTATTCATCATACCGATTAAAGGTAATGATTGAGATGGTTCATTTATATTATTATAACTAAATATTAATGGAGTATAAATATAATTAGGTGAGCCTTTATTTATATAAATACTTTCTGTATTTCCAATCATTCTATTATAATTATTTTTGTAGTGTTTCAAAATAGAATGTGTTTGATAGATATGAAGAAAATCATTTGAATAATTATCAACAGTATTACCATTTACAACTAATTCAAAGAAATTAAAATAGTAATGACCTAAATTATCTATCCATTTACATAATATTTTACCTTCTTTAACAGTAGCATATTTTTTAGTATAATAATTTATATTTCCATAATAATAATTCAAATAATTAATATTGTTATTATACATAGTATCTATAGTGGTATCAACAGTTGTTATATTTAATGAAACTAAACCAATAATATAAGCAGCTATATCAACACTATTTAATATATTTGCATCTATTAATAATCTATATGTATATAAATCAGTACTATACTTATTTATAATATTTAAAATTCTACTTTGTAGAAAACTTAAGGTAATATTTTGTAATTTTAATATTTTTTTTGTTTCAACATATACTTCAAACATTATATTTGAAAAATTTTTCATTGTATTATAAGAATCAGTCCATTTTATTATTTCATTTGATATATTTGATAAGTTATTGGCTTTAAATTGGACATATGTTATATCTGTTATAATACTATCACTAAAGTTTAATACTGGTAATTCTATTTCAAATAAAGCACGATGTAATATATTTCCAACAATTGGAATCTCTAAAGAAAAATTCATTCCATAATTATATAAAAATGTTGATGAGATTTTTTTAAATTCCATACCAAATGGAGTATAATGTTTTCTTTGCGTTTTACTTAAAAAATCATTTGATTCAATTACATTAATTGGTATTTCTGTTGTTGTATTACATAAATTATTCGTAGAATTATTCGTAGAATTATTCGTAGAATTATTAGTATTCGTAGAATTATTAGTATTTGTAGAATTATTAGAAATTATATTTTCTGATGATAAAGTAGTCATATTATTATTATTTTAAGCTTAGGTTTAAATATTTAATATAATTATATTTTTATATATAATTAGTTTAAATATAATAAGAATATATTTATATTATAATGAAACTATTTGATTACAAGTTTTTGTTGACTTTAGGATTATGCCTAATTGTTTATTTTCTTTATAGAGAAGTAGATATTTTAACAAAGAGAGTTGTTGTATTAGAAAATGGAAAAAAAGAAAAGAAAAAAATTGAATTAATTGAATTACCGCCTAACAATGAAGAATTACAAATGTTAGATATAATTTTAGATAAACCTAAACATTCTGAACCAAAAATGGTAGAAGAATATAGTAATGATCATCATCATGATATTTATAGTCATGATAATTTACATACAAATACTAATGATAATGATACATTAATGGTTGAAAGTATTTTAAATATGGTTAATAATTCTACAAATAATTCTACGAATAATTCTACGAATAATTCTACGAATAATTCTACGAATAATTCTACGAATAATTCTACGAATAATTCTACGAATAATATAGGAGAAGTATCAGTTCATATTGAACAAAATGATTCAGAAATAGAACCTGAAAATTCAGAAGATCCTCCTGCCAATTTAGAAAATAAAATGGTTGAACAATTAGAAGATTCACATGAATCTGATTCTAATGAATCTGATTCTAATGAATCTAATGTTGTATTAATTAAAAATAATGTTTCAAATAAAATATCTTTAGAAACTTTAAATAAAAAAAAACTAGATGAATTACAAGAATTAGCATCAAAATATAATATAGACATTAATTATGAAAATGGGAAAAGAAAGAAAAAATCAGATTTAGCTCAAGAAATATTTAATAAACAATAAAAATTGATTTGGAGATAAAAATAATTATAAAAATTATGTATAATTAATTATCTATAATATAGTATATGAGTAATTTAAACAATGTTTATCTTAATTGCCCTGGATTAATGTCAGATGGCAGAGCACAACCAACCGATTACAAAAGTCATAATGAAGTTCTTAAAATAACTCAACAAGGATTACCAACATCTTATGATTACAGAGTAAAATTACAAGGTTCAGGATTACGTGATATTACTGATAATATTAGATATAATATGTGTAAGGAAATTCCAGCTGGTGATATTAAATTAAATAGAGAAATTTCTTTAATTGTTGAAAAAGGTAATTATCTTGATGCATTTGCACCCTTAGCATCATCTTCATTCTTCAACACTCCAGTTCAAAAAGTAGTTGTTGCTACTCCTGAATTAACCCGTCCTGCTACTAAATTACCAATGTATTCTATATACAAACCAACTATTTCAGCATAAATTATTAAATTAAAATTATAATTATTAATTATAATTTTTTTGAAAAGCCATAAAAATATATTTAATTATATAATTATATTATAATGACCGATAAACCATATGATACTCGTCAAAATATACGACCAACATCTTATTTTGATAAAGAACATAGACCGACTATTAGAGTTGATAATAAGCAAATCACTGATTTATTTAATTTAGTAGGAAATATGAATATTAATGAAGTTAAACAATTTATGATAATGGAACAACTTCCATTCAGTGTTGTAGATAATAATAATAATACATTAATTCATCGTGTATTATTAGATAGTGATTTATCTAAAACAGAAACTCAAAGATTACAAATGATTAAATATTTATTTAATGAAAATGTTAATCCTGATGGACCTAATAATAATAATTTAACTCCATTACATATTGCATGTTCCAAGCAATATTATCATATTATTAAATATTTAATTGAAATTGGAGTTAATGTAAATTATCAAGATAATTTTGGTAATACTCCATTACATCGTTTATTTAGTGGAGCAATTAAAATAGAAGAAAAAACAACTATTGGTTCTCTTATACCTAGACCAAAAAAGAAAGATTCAATTAATTCTGCTAAATGGAAAGTAGAAAGAGGTAAAATTTGGAATGATATTAATACTAGTCCTTTTATTAAAGCTATAGATGAAACATTAAGAAATAGTATCGGTAGTGATGAAGATGAAATAAAAGTAGTTATTGAATTTCAACAACTATTATCACAAATGACTTTTAATTTAGAAAATCAAGACGAAATTAAAAGATTAAAAGAATTACACGCATCTAGTATAACTAAATTTAAAACTATTATTGAAAAAAGATGGGGTACATTACCAAATATTGAAGATATAATTATACATACACCTTTAGAAGATTCTTTTCCTTTAGACGACCCTTCTAGATTAGCTATAATTAAAAATTCTGATACTAATAAATATATTACTAAAGAATTAGGTAAATCATTATCAAATATGAATAAATTATTAACAAATATAAATATTCCTGAATTTATTGATAATAAATTTATTGATAGTGTTTTATTACTAAATTATGTTAATACTAATAGAACTGACTTGAATCAAACAAATTTAGAAATGAATGATATAACATATAATGAAGAAATAAATAATTATAGAATTGGTTATGATTTTGCAGATAATATTATAAATCTTGATAATAATACTTTTATAGGAGGTGCTCGTATTTGTAATATAATAAATAATATTACTAATAATCAATATAATGATTTATTTAATAAAAATGAGGAGTTAATTATTCCAACGTTAGTTTATACTATTTTTACTGATTATGCTACTGCAACAAACTTTAATGGAACTTATGATATACGATTTCTTAATGATCAACAAACTGTATTTTATGGTTATTTAGCTCAATTTATTGTAGATATTATTAATAATACATCTACTACAAATATAGGTAGCATTATTAATATAATTAATAACGGTTATCAATTTCATAAGAGTTTAATACCCCTAATAGAAACGGTAAATGAAGCTAAAGATAAAGCATCATGGTTATATTGTTTTATTAATAATTTTTTATGTAATAAAAGATTCCAAGAAATGGGTCATGTTGAACCAAATTTAATATGTGATATAAATTTAAGTGTTATTTATTTAATTGCAGGAATAATTAATAATAAAACTAATTTAATATTATCAATATCTCAATGCATGAGAAAATCTTTATATATTTCAATTTATAATACTGTTGCAATTAGAAAATTTGGATTTTTAACAAATATTCCAAATAATTTAATTCCAGGTTCTACATTATGTGCTTTAATATATTTAATATTTACTACTGATATAAGGTTATTTGATATTATAAATAATTTAGCTATAACAGAAGCTACTTTATTTAATTTTATAGATACAATTACAATAGACAATGTTAATTTAAATTTTATAATGAAATATACATATAATATTTTTAATAATATTAATAATATAGGACCTATACCAGATGATTTAAAACCAATATTTGAACTTAGTTCTGATAAAAGAGAACATATTTGTAATATGATTTCATATTATTATAATAAAATGAACCAACCGCCTCAAAATCAAATGGTAGCTGATTTAATAGGACTTATTAGAAAAACTCATGATAATACAACTGATGATCCTGACATAGATATCAATGAAAGATTACAAAGTTTCATTATTCCAATAGTCGCAAATAGAAATCTTTTACCCAATACTCCTATAATATATTCTGTAATTGAACCAAGCTTACCTAATTTAATAAGAATAAGAGGACCAATAAGAAATTCAAAATTATTTAAAATTATTGGTGAGAATGAATCGGTTAATGCATTAATTTTATGGTCTGCATTAGAATATGTTTTACCATCAAGAGTTAATCTATTTTTATCTATTCCAATAACAACATTTACTGGAGATGAAGATGATAAAATGTGTATAATGAAATTTATTGAATGTTATTATTTAGGTTTAAATTTTATTGGTCATATTCCTACTACTCCTATTATACCTAATATTGATTTAACAAGACAAAGACCACCTGGTCCTAATATTGTTACAAGATATAATTTATATAATTTTGATAATGGTATGCCAAGAGATGATAATACTAATAGACATTCATTTCAAACATTAAATGACTCACATTTTTATAGACCAACTACTATAATTAGTGTTGCATTTGTTATAGAATCATATTATATTAGAATTAATAGATTAGTTAAAATATTAGCAGATAAATTGAATAGCATGTTTATTAATATGTTTAGAGAAAATTCATCCACAAATTATGCTTCAGTTATATCTTATTGTTATCCATATTTATTAATACTTAGTAATTATTCAAAAATTATTAAAGGAATAAGCAATCAAGTTAAAGATAGTCGATTTCAAGATGGTTTTCAAAGTATAAATACACAAAGTAATATTGATATTATTGAAAGATTAAATAATTTTCAAGAATTTAGAATAAGTAATTTTGAATCTATTATTAATCAAATAAATGGTTATATTTATTTATTATATTATGTGAATTCTAAAACTCCTGGAATGAAAATACCTAAATTTATTTATCATACATTAGGGGCTAATAAACCATTAATTGTGTTTGATGATAATGAAGCAATTAGATTAAAAAATATTACATCTGATTATAATGATCCATATATTGAAAAGAATTTAGATGATAAAAAAGGAAGCATTAATAGAAATATTGGATTATTTTCAAATGTAATTAATAATATTGGATATACAAGTAGAGAAATATTAAAAGAAAGTTTTATAATTAGTAAAAATAAAAAATTACCACCATCATTAAGTGTTGTATTAATTGATTTTTATAGATTAAATATAATTGAAACAATTAAAACAAATACTACTAAAATTGATGAAACTATAGTTAATGCTGATATTAATGCATCAAATAAGAATATTCAATTATTATATTTAAAATCAAAAATAATAGAAGAATTAATTCAATTAAATATTAAAAATAAAATTCATGAATATGCAATAGATATATACAATAGATTAATTACAGATAAATTTCCTAATTTATCTAAAACACTAAACACCCAACTATTATTAAAAACAGATAACTTTTCAATAGATTTAAATAAAGAACCTTCAAAAGATTTTATTAATAATTTAACAATTGCTACACAGAGTGGATTAAAATTATATTATTCTTTTGTTGAACCAAAAAAAATAAAAGAACAATTTTATATTTATCCAGATAATTACTTTGGTTCTAATTTATTAAAAACAAAATACACAATCAATATTAATTTGGATATAATTGAATTAATGCTACAAAATAATTCTAATATTTTATTACATAATAATGAAAAAATTAGTCCTTTAGTTATGATGATAAAAAATAATTATTATGAAGCATTTAAAACAAATGCTATTAAAAATAATTTTGATATGAGTAGCTATGATAATAATAATTATCATTCACCACAATATTATTTAATAGAAAATTTTAAGAATCATTTAGATAATTATTATAAGAAAATGTCAGAAAGTCAATATACTGAAATGATTAATATAATCCAATCAAATGAATCTTATAATAATAATATATTAAAATATATGGATGTTTCATTTAATGTTGTAAAATATATTGTTCATCAATATTTAACTGAAAATATGCTTAGATTTTCTGATGATTTTAATAGTGATTCATTAAAAGATATATTAAAATTAGTAGAATTAGATGTTAGTGATATTAATAATATAGGTAAATGTCAATATAATGATAATTTAGGATCAAATATACTAATTCCAAATGCAGATGAAGGCATTGTTATTAATGAATTAAAACAAGAATTAACTAAAAAGAAAGATGAATCAATGAAAATATTAGCCAAATATAATCATGAAAAAACTCAAATAGATGGTTTAAATATGAATACTGCAAATATTGATTCTAAAATATTAATTATTAAAAATAAAATAGCTGAATATACAACTCAATTAACATCATTAGCCACTTTTAATTTTGTTCAATTAAATCCATTAAATAATATAAACCAGATTAAAATTATTCATAGATATGATAATTTAAGAAATACAATTGGTCAAATTAGTTATATGGAAGGATGGAAACAGTTTATTAAAAATAAATTAGCTAATATAGAACAATTCTCTTTTTATTTAATAACATATCAAAATATAAAAGATAAAAAAATTATTTTACAAAATATTAATATAATACATAAATTTTATAAACATAATAATAATATAATTAAAACATATTTTGAAAACCAAAGATATATAGATGATAATAAAGTTCTTGGATTTGTATATGATTTATTAGTGCATTTAACTAAAACATTCATTTGTAGTAATATATCAAGTATTATTAAAAAGATTTTGTATGAATATATTATATCAACACAAAATATACCAATAGCTGAAATTCTAAATCAAATAAATTTAATGGTAAATGGAATAGATGATGTTTTATATAATATTATACCTAAAAAGTTTGTTCGTAATAGTGTTAATATATATATTAATGAAGACGATGAATTAGCAAATCCAATAGAATCAGTTTCTGAAATATTAAATAATCTAATTGATTTATTGAAAACATCAAGCTATATTGAAATCGATGATTATACTATTAATATACTTAAAAATAGTATTAATCCATATTTTGATACGATAACTTATAAATTAATTAATAATTGGAATGTTGTTATTGAAAATATATTCTTATTTCATATTAATCAATATAGAATATTAGAATGTATTATTCAATTATATAAATAATAATTAATTAAAATTATTATTAAATGCAACCTCTTTCAAACTATCTAAATAATTCATTTTCATACTATTAAGACCAGTTCTAGAAGGTTTACTTAATCTTTCAACTACTTTTAATGTAAAACTATGTTCTATGTTTCTAAAATCAGGAGAAGAACCATCTGGATATAAATAAGATATTTTAAGTGAACTTAATGTTTTTAATGGTATATCAAACACTAATGGTGAATGTTTTATAAATGTATTAAATAATATATCACCTGGATGTCCTTTCATTAGAATTTTAGCAAATGCATTATTAAAATTATTTGTAGTATATATATTTTCATAATCATTCATATACATCAGTATGTAATAATTCATCCCATTGAAATTAAAATAATTATTAGATACTGTTCTTTCTCCTACTTCATTATAAATTGTTGGATAAATATAATTACTCATATTACTTGTAATATGAGAAAATGGTGTAATAGAAGTTGATGCACCTACATATTTAAATCCTAATAATGTTCCAATTGTGTCAGAATAATTAAATAAAAAGCTAGTAAGAACTGGTGTTTTAATTGTAGTTTTTGCTCCACCATCACCTGATATATTTACATTTTGTAAAAATTGATTTGTAATTAAAATTATTGTATAAGATGATGCTTCTGTATTTATAGCATAAACTATATGATTTTTATTTATTAAAGTAGATGAAATATCTCCAATATCAGTTGCATTACTTATTTTAATTGTATCACCTACTGCTACATAATTACCTTTCTGTCTAATAATTAATTTTAAAACTTGACTACCTAATGATAAATCTTGTTCTAAGCTTAATGAATATGGATTTAAATCTGTTTTATATGATAAAAAATTAAACTCTTGACTATTACTATCATAAGTTATATCAAATTCTGTATAAACTATATTATCAGAAGTTGAATAAATTCTCTCAATACTGTTCATTTTTATTTTTAATATATTTACTAAAGAATCTAAATAATATGTCCCTTCATCTATTATTATACTATATACATATTCACCATCTTCTAAATATTTCCAATATAATTTATTATTTTTATTTGTAATATTAGAACGTATATTATTATCAATATAAGGAAATTCACTTGATACTAACTCAATACTATAAACATCAGTGAAATTTTTTTTTAAATTAATTGTATAATTATTTATATTTGGATATCCTTCAATTAATGATAAAACAGTTCCAATAACTATATTATCTCCTCCATTAGTTTCAGAAAATAATGCTATTGATGATGAATTAAATTCTATATAATTATCGCCAACTACTGTAATTTCATGATAAGCTTGATATTGATTATTATTAATAGGATAATTAGCATTCAAATAATATAAATTAATACAACCAATATTATTAAAAGTGAATGTAAATATCTTATCTACATTATTAAATGTTGGGAAAATAGTCAAAGTATTAATTTGATTAATATTAACATAATTAAATGGTAATTTAATAAAAAAATAATTTTCAGCTAATTGTGTATCATTTATATTTAATTCTGAAAATATAATATTTTTTATAATATTTGGTAAAAATACTTCATTATTATTATAAATATTTATTGAATGTAAACCTAAAATAGAATTTATTGGAATATTACCAATTAAACGATCAGTTATAGATAATGTATCATATGCTTCAACTAATATATTAAAATTATCAGATGATGCATATGATTGCAATAAATTATGATTATTCATATTAACCATATAATAATTATAATTATTTATTAAATAAACTGATTTTGATAATATAATTGGAGTTCTAATAATATTTTGTAAAACAATCTTATCACTTACATTAAATGTATTATTATTATTATTAATATTAACTCTAACTCTATATTCATTACTATAAGTAGTAATTGGGTTTGATGATAAATAATTTGGTAACATTTTAACAACATTCTGTGGATAAATATTTCTAAAACGGGAATCAATATTTATATAACTAGTTTTATAATCATAATTATTCATATAGTCTTGTATTCTATCATAATGACATTCATCTTCTGCTTTCTTTAATTTATTATTAAAATCATCCTTGGTATTTATAGAACCAGCAATACTCATTATTAATAAAGATATAATTTATTGTTTTTAAATAATATAAATAGTATTATATGGATTCACCCCGTTTGTCAAAAGATAATAATAAAAAAATTAATATTCTTATTTTAATAATATTATCAATTGTTATTTTTATTTATACTTTATTACTTGTATATAAATATGGAATTAAAGATGACAGTCAGTTATTTAATAATATAATAACAGTATTAACATACATATTTATAATTTTAAGTGTATTTACATCATTTTTATATATTGCTTATAGATATAATTTTGGCGATAATATTGTAGATAATATTGATATTATAATTAAACCTATTATGTATATAAGTTTAAGCGTAATTGTTGCAAGTATTTTTTTATTTTCAAAAAATAATATTTATGAATCAAAAAATGAAATTAATAAAATTTTAAATATGTCTGTTGGAGATTTATTAGCTGAATACTTTAAAAATAAATAAATTTATAAAATTAATATATAAAAATATATAAAAATATATAAAAACTTTAAATTAATATTTAAAACCTATAGTGTATTATATGGACAATAACTTGATTGATAACTTCACTGATGCTGAAAAAAACACTATAAATACAATGAATTTTGTTATATTTTTTATTTTAGTATTAATGGTTGGTGTATTAATTGTTTACCACTCATTTATTAAATCATCAACTCATTTAAATAAAATAATGTGGCCATTAGCTATTCTTTATATGATATTAATCATTGTTAATGGTATATTATATGCTTCTTATAGAAATAGAAAAGATGATCCTAAAGCTAAAGATGAATCTAGATATATACCATTAATGGGTATAATAGGTGGTGCTGTAATAACTGGACTTGTTATGTATGGAACAAATGAAAGTATTAAAAAATTTAATGGAGTAGTTAAAGCTGTGGCTGGTACTGCTAGTAAAACTGCTGGTAAATATTTTACCACTGATTCAACAACAACCGTTGTTGGTGAAACAACATCACCAATGAAATTAACTAACACATATTAAATATAAAAATTAATTGAAATTGCGTAAGAAAAATTAACAATGTTAATTTTTCTGACTCTCATAACACATTATTAGAAAAAATTGATAATATTATTTAAAGATTAAATACTTATTAGAAAGTTAATGAGTAAAGCAACAGACTATGAAAAGATGACTCCTATCGAACACATTTTGAAGCGACCAGATACATATATAGGGAGCACCAAAATTACGACTAATTGTATGGATGTATATGATAGTGAAGACAAAATTATTAAGTCAAAAATTATTAAATATACCCCTGGTTTTTTAAAGATTTTTGACGAAGTTTTAGTTAATGCAAGAGATGCATCTGAAAATGATAAAACATGTAATATTATTAATATTTGGTATAATAAAGAACAAGGATACATTCGTATTTATAATAATGGAGACCGTGGAATACCTGTAGAAATGCATCCCATACATAAAGTATTAGCGCCCTCACTAATTTTCGGGGAACTTTTAACCAGTTCGAATTATGATGATACTAAAAAAAAAACAACAGGGGGTAAAAATGGACTGGGAAGTAAATTATCTTCTGCTTATTCAAAAAGTTTCACAGTTGAAATAGGTGATGCTGAACGTAAAAAACATTTTATTCAAGAGTGGACTAATAATATGCAAAATACAGATGGTCCAAAAGTAACTAAATATAGTAAGAAAACCAGTTATGTTGATATTACTTTTTATCCAGATGTGAAGCGTTTCGGATTAGAAGCTCTTGATGATGACCATATGGCACTTTTTTATCGTCGTGCAATTGATATTGCTGGAACAAGTTCAGATAAAGTTAAAGTTACTTTTAATGATGAGAAGATAAATGTAACAAACTTTAAGCAATATATTCAATATTATTATCCTAAAGATGAAATCTATTTTGATGAAAGCGATGATGGTCGTTGGAAAGTAGGTGTATTATATATCCAAGAAAGTAATAATAAAGTTATTAGTTTTGCCAATAGTATTGCTACATATAAAGGCGGTTCTCATGTTAATCATGTAGCTGATAAAATTATTAAACAACTTGTTGATAATCATATTAAGAAAAAGAATAAGGATGTTAAAATTTCACCATCTATTTTGAAAGAAAACTTGGTATTCTTTGTAAATGCTGTTATTGAAAATCCTTCTTTTGATTCTCAAACCAAAGAAACTCTTACAACTGAACCTAAAGAATTTGGTTCCAAATATGAACCAGCTGAAAGTTTTATTAAGAAACTTGCTAAATGTGGTATTGTTGAACAAGTTCTTGATTATGCTAAATTTAAAGAATCAAAAGAGTTAAAGAAGAATGATGGTAAGAAACAAAAGACTATTCATGGTATTCCTAAGCTGGATGATGCAAATGAAGCTGGTGGTAAGAATTCTAATAAATGTGCGTTGATTTTGACGGAGGGAGATTCAGCTAAAGCAACTGCAGTTGCTGGACTTAGTGTAATTGGTCGTGATTATTTTGGTGTATTTCCATTAAAGGGTAAGATGCTTAATGTTCGTGAAGCATCTGTTAAACAATTAACTGAGAATGAAGAAATTAGTAATCTTAAGAAAATTATGGGATTACGTCAAGGATGCAAATATGATAATGATGAAGATTTTGCTAGCTTACGGTATGGTAGAATTATTATCCTTACTGATGCTGACGCCGATGGTTCTCATATCAAAGGTTTAGTTATGAATATGTTTCATAGTATCTGGCCTGAATTAGTTCAGCGTAAAGGTTTTATTACATCACTTGCAACCCCTATTGTTAAAGCATTCAAAAATAAAGATAATAAAACATTTTATACAATTACTGAATATGATGATTGGATTAAGAGTTTATCTGAATCAGCTAAGAAATCATGGAAGATTAAATACTATAAGGGGTTAGGCACATCAACAGCTGCTGAAGCTAAAGAATATTTCGTAGATGTTAATGATAAACTTATTAAATATAAATGGGCAAAAGATGAAGAAGAAAACAACTCGATGACTTTGGCTTTTCAAAAGTCTCGTGCTGATGACCGTAAAGAATGGCTAATGAATTATGATAGAAATGAGATTCTTACTTATGAAGAACATGATGTAAGTTATACTGATTTCATTCATAAGGACTTAAAACATTTCTCAAATTATGATAATAGTCGGTCAATTCCTCATATTATGGATGGCTTAAAACCATCTCAACGTAAGATTCTTTATGGTGCTATTCTTAGAGGATTAGATAAAGAAGAAATTAAAGTAGCACAATTAGCTGGTTTTGTTTCAGATAAAGCAGCTTACCATCATGGTGAAGCATCACTTATGGGTGCTATTATTGGATTAGCTCAGGATTTTGTTGGTAGTAATAATATTAATATATTAGAACCATTAGGACAATTTGGCGGGAGAAGCATGGGAGGAAAAGATGCAGCAAGTCCTCGTTATATTTTTACTAAAATTCCAACAATTAGCAGTATGATTTTTAAGAAGGTTGATAATAATATTTTAAATAATCAGAAAGAAGATGGCATGGAGATTGAACCAGAATTTTATGCACCAATTATTCCTATGATTTTAGTTAATGGAACAGCTGGTATTGGAACAGGATTTTCCACAGATATTCCATGCTTTAATCCAATTGAGATTATTGATAACTTGATTAATATTATTGATAATAAACCTGATAATTATAATATGATGCATCCTTATTGGCGTGGTTTTACTGGTAAAGTTGAAAAGGTAGGTGATAATACTTATGAAACAACTGGTATTTATAGTATTCATAAAAATAAATTATTGATTACTGAATTACCTGTTGGAACATGGACACAAAATTATAAAGAATTTTTAGAGAAATTATATGAATTAGAACAAGCTAAAAAGAATAAAGATGATAAGAACTTTATTAATTATAAAGAACATCATACTGATACTAAGGTTAGCTTTGAATTAGAATTTTCACATGGTTATCTCGAAAATATAAAAGACATTCCTAAACAATTTCATCTTACATCTAAAGTTAGTATTAATAATATGCATTTATATTCTACTAAAGGCAAGCTTACCAAATACAATACAATTAGAGATATATTTGAGGAATATTATACTCATCGTGTTGAATTATATGCCAAGCGCCGTGAATTTCAATTAAATGAATTGAAAGATGAATTAGAAATGATTAGTAATAAGGCTCGATTTATCTTAATGGTAGTTAATGAAGAATTAATTATTAATAAGAGAAAGCGTGGTGAGATTGAAGATGATTTAGAAGAAAATGATTTTAAGAAAATTAATAATTCTTATGACTATTTACTAAATATGCCAATTTATCAATTAACATTTGAGAAGATTGAAGAATTGAAGAAACAGAAAGATATTAAGGAGGCCGAATATAATAAACTTAATAAGATGAAGCCACATGATATTTGGAAGAATGAATTAGTTGAATTAAAGAATATGTTGAATACTTTAAATGATCATAAAGAAGAAACAAAACCTTTAAAAAAGAAAAAGTAAATTTTTTTAATTAAATATATAAATTAATTATCTATTATTTTATATATTAATATGGCATTCTATCCTGGACAAGTAATAACATTAGATCAATTAAGATCAGGTTTTAGTTCAAAACCTAAATCTACTAAATTTTCAGCAAAAGATATATCAACAATGGATGAATTAAATGAACAATTACATGAATATGTTAATGAAGCTTTTGATAAATTACAAACAGAAACTCGTGCATTAATTAAAAATTCAACACCCGCACCAATAGACACTAATAGAATAATTAAAGATGTAAAAGCAAGTATTAAAACAGATATAGCAGCTTATTTAAAAGAAGCTAACACTATTGATGGATTAAGTAGGCAAATAATAGCTAATAGTAATTTTAAAAAAGAACTTAATGCTAGTATTAAGGAACAATTTGAGACATTATCTAGATCACTTATATCTAAATTAGACGCAGAACAAGCTAAACTATCAACCACTCATGCATCAATATTAGTAGAACAAGGAACATTAAAAACAGAACAAGCTAAACTATCAACCACTCATGCATCAATATTAGCAGAACAAGGAACATTAAAAACAGCACATGCATCATTATTAAATGCTCATAATGCTATTAATGCTAAAATTACTGCATTAGAAACTAAACCAGCATCTACACCTGCAGAATTAGAATCATTAAAATCTAGATTACAAACATTAGAAACATCGCAAAAATCTATTACTGATATAAGTGCTAGACTTGGTTTATTAGAAACATATTTAGATAGTTCAGTAAAAACTAATATTACTAGATTAATAAATGCATTTCCAAGTATGAGTGAAGTACAAATTAAAGGTGCATTAGATAAAATAAATGGTGTATTAGGCAGTATTACTAAAGAGGATATTGAATTATTAAAAGGATTTAACAGAAGAATAGAAACATTATCAGGTCGCTTAGATACAAAAGCAACCATGGATGATATTAGTGGAATATCAAAAGCAGTAGCAGCATTAAAAAAAGATTTAGAAGCAGCTAAATTATTAATACCTGATATTACAAAAGATAAATTTAATGCATTATCAACAAAGGTTGACAATATTGCTCACGAAATAACAAGACATGATGGATTAATTGATAAGAAAGTTAGTAAACCTGAGGTGATTCAAATTATAAATGACATAAATAAAACTAAAAGAGAAGGAACATATGTCGACCCTGCATATTTAAGTCAGAATACATCAAGAGGTGACTATATGACAGTAGGTGAGGTTAATGAAGATGATATAACTGTCGGTGCTGCTCCTAAAGAACCCTCTACATTCTTTGGTAGAATTGGAAATGCATTCGCTAGTTTACCATATGCATTTGGAGGAATTGATGAACCAAACACTCCAAAACCAGTCACTCCAAACCCAGTAACTGCTTCTAGAAGTTCTTCAGTACTACCTGGATCAAAAAAAAATAAATATTTAAAAAGAGGTAGTATATCAGAATCATCAGATGAATTAGCATTAAATAATACATTATCAGATACATCAGTTAATTAATTTAGTTAATTTTTCTGACTTTTCCTATTAACAGTTATTTCTTATATCTATTTTAATTAGCAAAGCTAATTAAAATAGATATCCAAAATAAAAATTGATTATCGTGGGACGTTTTAAAAATAATCTTTGATTATTTTTAAGATTACGTCCACGCCAATTAATAGTTCTTACATTAGATATAATTTACTTTAGTAAATTATATCTAATTTAATAAAAATTGATTATTATTAGTTTAAAACTATATTAGTATTTATTTAATAATGACTTTAGAACTGATTGAATTTCAAATATATGATTGGCAGGAGGACCACGAATTTGATGATGAGGAGGATGAAGATAGTTCTGATCAATTATCTAATGATATGGGTTCATATATTATTCATACTTTTGGTAGAACATTAGAAGGTAAATCTGTTTATATGAGAATTATTAATTATACTCCACATTTTTATATTAAATTACCATTAACTTGGGCTAAAGCTGAAGCTAATAATAATGTAAAAAAAATGTATTCTTATCTTATTAGTGATTTAAATAAAAAAATCTGGAAAAAATTCAGAAGTTGTTTAATTGATATTGATGTTGTTGAAAAAATGGCAGCTGAAGGTTTTAATAATGGAAAGAAATTCTTATTCGCACGTCTTATTTTCAATAATATGATTTCTATGAAAAAATTCAAATATATGTTTGAAGAAACATCTTTATATATTCCAGGTATTATGAAAACTTCAATGCAGTTTAAAACTTATGAAGCTAATTTACCTCCAATGTTAAGATGTTTTCATATTAAAAAAATTAGTGGTTGTTCATGGGTAAGTATTAATAAATATGTTAAAATTAAAGAGGAAGATAGTGATAGCTATTGTGATATTGAATTACGAGTAGATTGGCGGGATATTAATCCTATTGAGAAAGATACAAATGCACCATTAAGAATCCTTAGTTTTGATATTGAATGTTATTCATCAGACAAAGATAAATTCCCTCAAGCTAAAAATAAAGCTGATTGTATTTTTCAGATTGGTTCTACTTATACTTATTTGAATGAATCTGTTCCTTATAGACAACATATTGTTTGTCTAAAAGAAACAGATAATATTGAAGGTTCAATTGTTGAATGGTATAATACTGAACGAGATATGTTAGAAGCATGGATTAAAGAACTAATTACACAAGATTGTGATATCATTACAGGTTGGAATATATTTGGTTTCGATGAAGGTTATATTTATGATCGTTGTGTTGAACATTTAAATTTAGAAAATGAAATATTAAAAATTAGTAAACTGAAGAATTATAAATGTATATTTCGTGATTTCAAATTAGAATCAGCTGCTTTTGGTCAAAATAAAATTCGTATGTTTGGGACTCCAGGTCGTATTCATATTGATCTAATGAAAGATGTCCAGAAGAACTTTAAACTTAATAGTTATAAACTTGATATGGTTGCATCTAATTTCATTCGTAATGAAATTTATAAGATTGAGAAAGATGGAGAATATCTAAAATTATATTGTGATGGGATTGAGAGTATTTATAAAGAAGACTTTATCCATATTGAATATGCATTAGACTTTATTTCTGAAATGATTGGTTATAAATATATGATTCTTGATGTAGATGATAGTTCTAATAAAATTCTAACTATTAAACCATCTGATATATTATTAGAATATCTTGAAGGAGATCAATATACTAATTGGTTAAAAACTAATAGAAAAGAAAGAACATTTAAAATATTTTGGTCTCAAGCAAAGGATGATGTTGGACCTAAAGATATTTTTAGAATGTTTAATGGAACTTCAAAAGAAAGAGCAATTGTAGCTAAATACTGTATTAAGGATTGCACTCTTATTAATCTATTGATTGATAAATTATGTGTAGTTACAAATAATATTGAGATGGCGAATGTGTGTTATGTTCCCATGTCTTTCTTATTTACACGTGGTCAATTAATTAAATTATTTTCATTATGTTTAAAGAATTATCGAGATGCAGGATATTTATTTCCTGTTCTAAAGAAACCTGATGAAAAATTACCTAGTTATGAAGGTGCTATTGTTTTTGACCCCGAAGCTAATGTAGAATATGAAGCATTAGCGGTTAAAGATTATGCATCACTTTATCCATCATCAATTATTCATAAAAATATGAGTCATGAAACTATTATTAAATCAGATAAATATGATAACATCCCAGATGTAACCTATTTTAATTCTCAATTTAAAGATCACGATAATACTATTCAACATCGGCGTTTTGCTAAGATTGGCGATGAATTAGGTGTTGTTCCTAAAACTTTGAGAAATCTTATTGCTGAACGTAATGCTGTTAAAAAAGTAATGAAATCATGCAAAGACCAATTTAAATATAAAATTTTAGATGGTAAACAATTAGCTTTGAAAATCACTGCTAATTCTTTATATGGTGCACTTGGTGCTGATGTTAGCCCTATCTTTCAAAGAGATATTGCTGCATGCACTACTAGTACTGGCCGTGAGATGCTTAAACTTGCTCGTCATTTTGATGAGAATATAGTTCCAGGATTAATTAATGGATATAGATATGCTTTATATAATAAAGATGAAGAAAAAGCAAATAAGATTTTAGAAATGGAAATGAATCCAAATGAATCGAAAGAAAAAATTAAAAAATATGTTATGAATGATATTAAGAATTTAACATTTCAACCAATTATTCGATATGGCGACAGTGTAACTGGGGATACTCAAGTATATATTAGATATAATAAAATAGTCGGAGTGTCTGAAATTAAACAATTAGAACATATGTTTTATGAACATTTAGAATATATTTGTTCAGATAAAGAATATTATAAACCTAATATATTAATTGAAACATATTCAGATCAAGGATGGACTCCAATTAAATATATTATGAAACATTATACAAATAAAGATATTTATGAAATAATTACAAATAATGGTTCTGTTAAAGTTACTGCGGACCATTCTTGTTTATTAAATGATGGTTCTATTATTAAACCATCTAAATTAAAAATCGGAGATAGACTATTGACAGCTTCATTAGATGATGAATTAAAGAAATATATTAAATTAACTAATTATGATGATGGTAAAATTATTGATATTATTAAATTAGATAAATCAACAAAGTATGTATATGATTTAGAAACAGATAATCATCATTTCATGGCAGGAGATGGTAATATTGTAGTTCATAACACTGATTCAATTTTCAGTTGTTATAGATTTCGTGAAGATGTTAAACAGGTAAAAGAGACGGCTGCTTTACCATTATGGAAAGATATAATTAGTTTTTCAAAAAGACTATTATTATATTTTATTCCTGAAGAATATAAACAATTATGGAAGGATTGTCATGATAAATATTATAATGATGATTTAGTTAATTTGGACAATGGATTACTTAGAGTTCCTCAAGGACCTTCTTATATTGAACCACCTAATCATTATAAAGATATTTTGATGCAACCAATTGAAATCAGAATGGAACAATTTTTATTACATTATATGGAAGAAAGTTTTATGCCTTGGTTATGGATTATTCAAGATATTTTTACAAAAAAATATGTTCAAGAAACAACAAAAAAGAATGCAATTGAAATGAAATTATTTAATAATGGAATAAGTTTAGTAGAGAAAATGAATTTAGTAGTAGATTTAAATGATGATATTAAAGAAATTATATTAGAAGATGTTGAATATTTTATTAGTAATAAATTAAAAACTTATATTATCCAGCCTTATTGGGATATAAATTATAATTTTAATTCTGCGAATAATTTTAATTCTGCGAATAATATAAAAATAGTTCGTGTTAGATTTTATAAACATGGAACTAAAATTATTGATAAGAGAACATTAACATTAAGTATTGATATGGGTGTCTTTACTGGAGAATTAGTTAAGAAACGATTACCATTTCCACATGATTTAGAATATGAAAAGACCTTTTGGCCATTTTTGATATTAACTAAGAAAAGATATGTTGGTAATAAATATGAATTCAATCCAGATAAATATAAACAAGATTACAATGGAATTGTTTTGAAGAGACGTGATAATGCTCCTATTGTTAAAGAAATTTGTGGCGGAATTATTAATCGTCTTATTGATGAGAAAGACCCAGATAAAGCCCGTAAATATATTATAGATTGTATGAATAGTATGTTTAATAATGAATATAATATTAAATACTTTCTAACAAGTAAAACATTAAAAATGAAAGAGAGCTATGTGGATTGGACTAAAATTGCTCATGTAGTATTAGCTGAAAGAATCTCTCAAAGAGACCCTGGTAATTGTCCACAATCAGGAGACCGAATTGAATTTGCGGCGGTTCAATTACCGAATATTACTAAATCAACATTACAAGGTGAACGTATAGAAACACCACAATATATTAAAGAAAAGAATCTGAAAATTGATTTTGAATTTTATATGACTAATCAAATTATGAATCCAGCATTACAATTTTTATCATTAGTTATTCCTCATGCTGAAGAAATTTTTGATAAATTTAAAATTAGAATTGAAAATGAAAAGAAAGGTAGAAGTGATATTATGAGTTTTATTAAAAAAAAATAGACACTTCAAATGCCCAAAAGTATAAAGAAAAATAATTAAGTAAATAATTTTCCTTTAAGGAACAATATCCGAACAATATATTTATAATAATATTTATTCATCAACCGATATTATATTAATATCGCTTGAAATAATTAATAATTAATATTTAATATTTAATATTTATTCATCAACCGATATTATATTAATATCGCTTGTATTAACTGATTCTGAATAGGTATGTCTATTTCTATGTTGTTTACGGAAAGAGACAGTGCTATTCATAGTAAGAGAATTATCAGAGCTAGTATTAGCATCATCTGCTTCTGATGATACATTATCAGAATGTGCTGATGATGAAACATATGAACCAATTGACATACCATGAGACATACCATGAGACATTGGAGAGAATTCATCATCATCATTATCTGGTTCAATATCCATATCATCTTTTTCAGTATGTTCTCTAATTACTTTTTCAATAGTATGTTTACCTTTCTTAGATTTCTTTTTATTATCAGAATCAAATATTTCATCTGATTCTGATGATTCTGAGCTAGTAGATGATTCCTCTTCATGATCATCATTTGATGGTTTATATGATTCTGTTTCTGTTTCTGTTCTCTTAGATTTTGATTTCTTAGATTTCTTGGCACCACCTGATTGTTTGTTCTTTAAATTATCTAATAATTGATTGTAAACATCTGAACTAATGAAAGGTGATGTTTCAGAGAAATTATTATTATTATTATGTGATTGATTTGATTTTTCAAATAATTTGTACATATCAAAGTTATCACTTTCATTAAATAAAACTAAGCTCTTATTATTATAATTTATTTTAGTATCTAATTGCCCAACTAATTTTTTAGCTTGCACATTTAAGTTTCTTAAATAAGGTATTGTACTACTAATATCCTCAGTCTTAATATTACCTCCTTTGAAATTAAATGATAAATCATCTTTTGAATGAAAAAGTCCCATATATATAAATTACATTAGATTTTATTTTAAAAGTTTTTTTAAATTTATTTTTAATCTAGATATAATATAATATATTATTAGATGAAAGAAACTTTAATTATTATTGTATTTATAATTGTATTTTACGTAGTATTTATTATGAATAATTCGTCATTAGTTAAATTTGAAGTAGATGGGAATGCAGTATTAGTTAGAGATACTCCTGATAAAAATGAAAGTGCTAAACTATTAAGTGAATTAATAAATAAAATGTATGCGTTAAAAAAATTTGTTGTTGAAAATATAGATAATTATCCAGAATATAAAGACTATATTAATCAATTTAATGAAAATTTTAATAAAAATAGAACAAAGATATATGAAACTAGTTTAAATTCCGAATATACATCATATTCTATTAATAAAGGTGAAGAATTAGTATTTTGTTTAAGAAGTAAATCAACCGGTAAATTACATGATATTAATTTATTAATGTATGTCGCTGTTCATGAATTAGCCCACACAGCATGTCCTGAAACAGGTCACACACCTTTATTTAATAAGATATTTAAGTTCTTATTAGAAATAGCAATAGATACTAAGGTATATTATTATGAAGATTATGCATCTAATCCAATTGAATATTGTGGTATGAAATTATATACTAATATATTAAATTGATTTTGCATCCTTTCAAAATTGTTTATATATATAAAAAAATTAATTATAATTATTAATTTCTATAATAATTATAATTATTATTTATGATAATAGAAAATCCAATTAAAATAATTCATAAATTTAAAAACAACAATAGAAATATCCAATATATTCAATATATTTTTATTGGTTCAAATGTTGATGAAGATATTATGAGTATATTAGATTCTATTAAAAATAAATCATTTTATGATACTCTTGATTATTTAAGTAAAAATAAAATTGAACGTTTAGAAAATTATTATGGTCCAAAATGGTTTACATTTTTTTTCAATAAATATCATTTATCTGAACAGTTTAATAATATATTAAAAAATGCTACTAGAAAAAAAACGATTGAATCTAAGATGGGGAAAGAATGGGTTTCAATGTATCTTATGAATCCATTAGTTAAAAAAACATCATATTCTTTTTCATCATCTTATTATGATTATCTTGTTTCTAGAAATAAAATTAAAACAGTTGTTAGAAAACTAGAAATGGATTTTAGAACTTATAAGCCTGAAATAGTTGGTGGTAATTATATGATTGGTGGGAATGAATTAGAACCACTCGATGATGATGAATATGTTGAAAATAAAGACACTAATGAAGATATTAATAAAGAAATTGAATCTGAAAATGAAGAATATGAAGAGATGTTAATGACAGCTGAAGATTTTGATGATGCAGTTGGTAATAATTTTAATTTAGAAGAATTAACAGATTTATATGGAAAAGAAAATGAAGTATCTGTTAAAGATATTAAGGATACTGCTATATTAATTGGTCAAGCAACTAATGATAAATCTTTTGTTAAAAATATTAGTAAACTAGAATTAGATTTTAATGAAAGAATGGATGATATAAATTATGATGTTAAATTAGAAGATGTTTATAACAAAATTTATATTAAAGAACAATTTATTTATATGGATGATACAATTAAAACTATTAGAAATAAATTATGTGTTACTGTTCCATTAAGTTCAAAGTTTAGCACAAATCAAGATGAAGGAGATGTAAGATTACTTCCTGAATATATTTATTTATGGTCTGAATATAATTTAAATAATACTAATATTGATAGAGTTATGTTAGGTCAAAAATGGGTTCGTAGAAATGAATTAGTAATGATTGATGTTAAACCAAATGAAAATATGGCTGTTTATGAAAATTTAAGAAATAATTTATCTTATTTGAAAGATAGTTTTGGTATTAAAATAAAAAGAGAAGATGATGAACATAATATTTTAAGAGATTACGATAATTACATGTCAAACAATGAAATTTACATGATTGATATATTAAATGAATTTGGTTTAAATTATAGTAGTGAATCAACAAAAAAAAGAAATGTATATGAAGTTTATGTAAATATATATTTTCCATTAATTACTTTTGAAAGATTTGATTTACTATTAGATTTATTAAATAATAATAATGATAAAGAGTTAGAAAAGAATATAAATTCTTTTGCAGCAATAAAAAATGATACAACAATTGAATATCATATTCATGAAGTAGTTGATACCACTAGAAATATAATTAAGGATGATAAAAAATTTAATTCATATTTTGAGCCAAATTATATAATTCAAAGTATTATTCATCTTAATTTAAATAATCCAAAGAATCTTACCGGAACAGTTTCTTCTGATAAATATAATTTATTCAAAATATTTGATAATTTTGTTGTTTCTGAAGAACATCCATTTATTCAATTTCAAACACCAGATTCTCAATTAACATATAAATTTTATACAAAAACTAAAAAAATAGATGATATGGAAATATTATCAAAATGGTTTGAAAATGCTCCATATGGTATTTCATTTAAGATTAAAATGACTGAAATTGAAAATAAATACATTTCTATTAATTTAAATGAAAATGGTAGATTAGAATATAAAATAACATGGAAGGAGGATGACAAGGCTACAATTGAAAAAATTAAAGATAGTTATAAATATGTAAATGATTTATTATTAAAGATTAATAGTGAAAATAAAAAAATCAAATTTATATTACCAGAAGAAGAAAATTATAAATATGCATTTATTAACACTATTCAAAAATTTTCATTACCTATAGACGGTAAAGCTAAAGATAAACTTATTAATCATAATGATTTGTCTGATTTTAGTAGATTCTTTTATACATATGTTGCTTTAATGATTGAACCTAGAAAAAGAATAGCTAAAGTTGCTTCAGATAAAGAAGATTATAGTAAATATGGAACATATTTAAGATATAAAAGAATTAGTAATTATGAAAATAAAACTAAAATGCATTTAAGAATGTTATATTTCTTAAGAAACTTTGAAATATCTGATAAAGAATTAGTTGATGAAATTGCAAAACAATTTAATATAACTAATGAATCAGCTGCTGAAGAATTAGATACTGTTAGAAAGAAATATGGTAAAGTTCTTGGAAAAATAAAGAAATCATTAACAAAAATTAAAGCATTACCAAAGGCTAAACCACCAGGTATTGGTGTAGATATTCAAGGCAGAACACCAGATAATTATAAAATTAGAATAGCAGGTGCCCGTAGTAAAGAACAATTAGATGAAATTGTCAGTTTTGTTAAAGTTTTATTATATTTATATGTTGAAATCTACATTAAGAAAAATTCAAAATATATGAAGATTAAAGAAATGTTGTCGAAACTTACCAAAATAGCAAAAAGAAGAAATAAAGTTAATGATATTGTTAATTATGATGCAGGGTCAACTGCTATTAAACAAACTACTTCTCTTGATAAAAAACGTTTAGGTTTTAGACCTGAAGAAGGACAAAATCAATGGACTCGTAGTTGTCAAAATAGTGGTGAAGATAAAAAAAGACAGCCTTTAGTTGTATCATCTGACAATGTTAAAGAATTAATTAAGAGAGGATATAAATTAAATCCTAAAACAGATAATTATGAAAAAACTACTTTTGATAAAAGTAAGAAGAAAGAAGTTGTAATTAAAGCAGTTAAATTAGCAGGAGAAAATGGAACATTTAATTTCTATACATGTGACCCTGATGATAACAATGAACATTGTTTTGTTGGTTTCTTATCAAAGAGTAATAATCCAAATGATTTATGTATGCCTTGTTGTTTTAAGAAAGATCAAAGTAATACAAATAATAAGAAAAAACAAACATATTTTAATCAATGTATTGGACAGAAAGCAAAAGAAACTGAAGAAGAAAAACCAAAAGAAGAAATAGGTGATAAGGTTTATATTCTACAGGATACAAATAAAGTTCAAGACGGTAGATTTATATTTTTACCAAAATATTTGAATCAATTTTTTAATAATATATGGAAAAATACTTATAATATAAAAAATCATTATTTAGTTCAATCTAATACTGGTTATTATTTTAAATATACAATTAAACATCAACATCATTTATTTTTAGCAGCAATATCAAATATATTTGATAAATCAATAAATGAGTTAAAAGATATAGCAATTAATGCACTAAATGATAAGATATTTACATATTTAAATAATGGTGATATAAAGAGTATGTTCAAGGATATAGAAAGTTATATTGATTATATTAAAAATAGTAATTATTTAGAATATGATATAATTGGTGAATTATTATCCATCCCTGGAGTATTAACTAAAAATGGTCTTATTTATTTTGTATTTGATAAAAAAATTAAAATAATAAAAAAGGCATTAGAAAAAGATACAGTTGTTGAAAATTATTATTTACAATGTTTAAATTATGAAAATTATCATAATATTAATGAAAATAGAGATTATGTTATATTAATTAAAGATGGTCGTTATTATTTTCCAATCTATAATGTTAAAAAAGGACCAAAAGATAAAAAAATTATTTTAACCAAGAAATATGATAAAGGAGATTTAATTGATGAATTAAAGAAATATTATGGTTTGAGCTGTATTGAAAGTTTTATATTTAAAATAAATAAAACATATAATATTACTGCTAAGAATATTCAAGCAATAGAATCAATACATATTAAAAAACAAATAATTGATATGAGAAATAAAGTAAGATATTTAAAATTGGATAATGATTTATTAGTTCCAGTTAAACCATCAGGAGCATTATTAGATGTAAATATAAGTGATGTAAATTCACTTAAAACATCTGATTTCTTTGATTTAGATGAAACAATAAAATTATTATATAAATTCAATAAATTGGTTCCAGATTTAAATTATGTTCCAAAAAGTATATATTACAATAATGTTAAGGATAAAACATATAATATTATATCAATTTTATTGATGAATAATTTAATAATTCCAATTAAATCAGAATATGTTTTACCAACTACATTTAAAAAATATGGTTTAGGATATGAATTTCAATCAACTGAAGAATTAATAGATACAGCTATAAATAATAATGATGTACCATATGATACAAGAACTATAAATATTAAAAATAAGATGTATAAGAACGAATCATATAATTTATTTAGATTAGAATTATCTATATTTTTACAAGCATCATCATCAATCAGATCATCAATTATAACTATAGTTAGAAACGATAATATTAATAAAAAGAGTAAGAGAAAAGAATTATTATCATTATTAACAGGTTTAATAGAAAAGAAATCACCAAAATTTGTAGAGATAATAAAAGAATTACCAGATTTAAAAAATTATAATATTTCAAATGTTAGAGATTATTGTTCAATTAATAGAAATAAAGATAAATGTAATATGAATTTACACTGTTCATTTATAAATAATTCATGCATATTTGTTATGTTTAAAAATGATTTACTATCAAATATTTCTAAAATCATTGAAGAATGTATAATAGATGGTATTAAATTTAAAGAAATTATTCAAGAAGAAAATTATTATGTAAGCGATGTTGTTGATTATACAATTTATAGTGATAGACCTAATCAAAAGATTATTAAAACATCTAATTTTAATATTAAAAAGATTATGACAGAATTATTTGGAAAAGATAGTATACCTCAATTAGGTAAAAGAAAAGTAGGTAAACAAGAATTTATAATTGATGTAGATATACCTGTTGCAGTTGAAATTGGAGATGAAGTATTTCAAGAAATAATTAGTAATAAAAATAGTATAATAAGAGGATATGTAAACTGTTATTATTGGTTATTAAATAAATTATATGATAAAGATTCTAGAAATTTAGGATATGAATCTGAACTTCAAGAAAGATTAACAAATTTGTTTAAAGCAAATATGATTGATTATTTAGTAGGTAATGTATTTAATGAAGAATTAAAGAAAGACATTAGTAAATATATAGAATTAAATAAAGATATATTAAGTAAAAATATCTTTACAAGTTCATTAAGCAGATTAAGAAAGAATAATTATAATACAGATGGTGTATTAGAATTAATCATTTTAAGTTATATGTTCCCCTTTCCAATAGTTGTATTTGATAATTATAATGCTGTCAAATATATATTTTCATCAGGTCCAGTTAGTGTTAATGATAAAACAATTGAGAAATATACAAATAAAACATTATCTAATAAAACTATTTTTATGAAATTTGATTTTGAAGGAAATAATAATATTCCTAAGAAGATTTATTCAATATATTATAAATAAAAATTAAAATTAAAATTAAAATTAAGATTAAAAATATATAAATATAATAATTATTATTCGAAGAATTATTATTAAAATGTTCAATATTAATTTTATTTAAAAATAATAAATATTTTTGATTAATATATTTTTTATTTATATTTTTTGTTAATTTAGATAATTCATCTTTATCTATAGAATCTGATAACATCATTAGTTTATTTTCATCTAAATAGTCTGGAATTGGAATATTATTAGATTTATATTCATTTAAATGAGCTTCTCTTGTTTTTGGACACATTAAATAATAAAATATCCACATATATTTTGTTTGACCTAAATTTTGATATTTATTTATATCCATTATTATAGTATAATATAAAATGGTTGATAAATTAATCAACCTTCAAAGGATAAATTGTCCTTCAGATAAATTGTTATCTGAGAAAGATTTAAGACGTATTATAAATAGAACAGGTGGCATAATTAATACTTCAAATGAATGTATTTTATGGAATGGATATATAACTCTTAATAAGATTTATTATATTAATTTTTATTTTAATGGCAAAAAATGCGCATTACATAGATTATTATATATTAATTTTAAAGGAAAATTAAATGATAATGATTATTTAGAATTTATTTGTTTTAATAAATCAAATAAAGGCAAATGTTGTAATATTAATCATATTATAAAAAAAAGACATAATAATAATATATCATATCCAAATGGTAATATAGTATATTTTGATTAATATTAATAATATTATATATAATAATATATAATATTATGGTAAATGGAGGATTCCCACCAATGAAGAAAATTTCAAAATCAAAAAAAATAAATTCAACGAATAATAATTCTAAGAATAATTCTAAGAATATAGATTTAAAAATTAAAAATATATTATCAGATTCTATAGTTAAACCTATGATTGAATTAGATAAAAAGAAAATAGAAGTAGTTAATGATTTATAATAATATAATATTATATTTAATCTAAATCATGCTCATGTTCATGCTCATGTTCATGCTCATGTTCATGCTCATGATTATGCTCATCTACTTCTTCAACTACTTTATTTTTCATTGTAACATTTTGTAATTGCTTTTCTAATTTTTCTAAGTTTTCTTTATAATCACTCATATTAACTTTTAATTCTTTCTCCATAAATTTATCCATTTCATTTTTTAATGCATTAACATCATCTGTAGATTTAATTGAACCAATCTTATTAACCATATTAGCAAGTGGCATTAATTTACTAAAATTAAACCCACTTTCTTTCTTTTCTTCTTCTTCTTTTCCAACATCTACATCTGCAGTACTAAAGTTTTCATCCATTACTACAGTTTCTTCTTTCTTTTCCTCAGAACCCATCATACCTTTAGAAAGCATATTTCCCATACCTCCTAAAATTTTATCAATTTCAACTTCACCATTTTCAATCTTACTACCATATTTACTGGTGATCATTTCAGTTATACCCATAATGTTTTCAAATGGATTACCTTTATTTGAAACAACATTTTGAAATGAACCAATAATATCATCTAACATACTGCTTGTTGTATTATTAACATCTGATTTAAGAACATTCTTAAATATATCATTCTTAATACTTTGAGATGATGCTTGACGATTCTTTTTAAGAGACTCTTTTAAAGTTGAAATTCTTTCTTGGTTATTATTTTTAACTCTTTCTAATTGAATATACATATTAAAAAGTAATTCCCATAATTTACATTTAACTTCTTCAGTTTGATTATTAAAAATATGTTTTAATGTTAAAGTTTCACCAAAAAGACTAGTCGATACAGAATGTGTTTCTTCTGTCTTAGCAGAGAATACTTTAATTGTTGTCATTGAAAAAAGAGAAAATGTATCTGCATTTTCTAATGATTGATAGAATTTATTTAATCTATCTTCAACATTATCTTTAAAAGCTGATGTCTTATTCTTTGTGAGACTTTGGACAGTATCTATAAATTCATTGTAAACATTAATAGAGTTTTCCATATAATTATATTTATATTATACTTTTTAAATAACTTATAAATAAAAAATGAAATCAAGAAATAAAAATCCATAAAAATTGATTCGCAGATTAACAGTTATATAGTTTAAATAAAAATTGATGCGTAGCTATGAAAAATCTAAGATTTTTCATAGACAACGGATTAACAGTTATTATTGTGAAGTTTTTAACTTCACAATAATAAAAATTGAATTCAGTCGTTACACTCCTTCATCTAATTATTAGTTAAACTATATAACCTTTGGTTATATAGTTTAAATAAAAATTGAAATTATTTTTCTTTATGATATCTATAGTATTTAATTATATGTCTATCTTTAAACGTCCCGCACATCTAAATCTATCTATTACTAATCCTAATCCTATTATTTTCCATGTAATTGAGGAAGAGACTGAACAAACACGCATTAATGCGATCGACAACGCAGTCAATCTCAAAATGTTCGATTATGAACGTGCATGTAAAATTGCAGCAAGTCCCATCGTGCATAACTTGTGGAACAAGGAATATATTGACCTAAGCAACGATGTGGAGTGTGTGCATAGGCCTGTAATGCTTGAATATAATTACGACATGGTGTTGTTCGCTGCTACTTATATATTCTTCTACAAATACGCTCTTCTTGAAGAAAGTGCTTCTATTTTCCATCGGAAATGGCTTTCAATGTATATCTGTTTCTGGGAAGGCCCTCTGGATATGGATTATGATTTGTTGCCAGAAAATGAAAAGCAGAAATTTCGAGATATTTATAATACAATGTTAGAAGTAGTTAAGATGCACTAACTCAGTTGGGTATTTATAACCCAACTGTGTTAATTTTTTTATTAATATTTATAATCATGAATTTCAGGATTATTAGTTACTCTTGGGAGCATTTTATAATACTCACTTTCATAATTTGGCTTTGATTTAAAATCATCATTATATTCAGATTTGCTATTAATTATATCCATTTCTTCATCTATTTGCATTTGTTCTGCTTGTTTTTGTTTTCTATTACGATGTTCATTATATAAAAATAATAGTATAGTTAATATAAAAATCGTAACAATAACAGGTGTCCAATTTACTTTATTAATATAATTAGTATTAAATTTTTTTATAAATTTAGTAAATGAACTTTCTTCAGCAAAGTAGTTTTTTTTTAAAATTTTTCTAATTGTTTTTTGTGTAATTAAGTCAGGTTCCATATAATATATACTATGATATAATATTTAAATTTAAAAATATATTATTATATATATATTATGTCTCAAGCTCAAGATAAAACAACAGATTATATGTTAGATCCTTCTCATAGTCGTCTTACAATATTTCCTATAAAAGAATTTGATATATGGGAAATGTATAAAAAAATGCAGGCTGCATTTTGGACAGCAGAAGAAATTGATTTTAGCAAAGATTACGATGACTTTAAAAAATTATCATCTAATTCCCAACATTTTATTAAAATGGTTTTAGCATTTTTTGCTGCCAGTGATACAATTGTTAATATGAATTTAGGCAAGAGATTTATTAATGAAGTTACTATATTAGAAGCACAAATATGCTACCAATTTCAAACTATGATAGAAAATATTCATTCGGAAACATATTCATTAATGATTGATAACATTATTCGTGATAAAGAAGAGAAAGAAAAATTATTAAATGCTATCGAATATTATCCTTGTATTAAGAAGAAAGCAGATTGGGCACTTAAATGGGTTGAAAGTGATGCACCATATGTTCAAAGAGTAATTGCATTTGCATGTGTTGAAGGTATTTTTTTTTCAGGTAGTTTCTGTTCTATCTTTTGGTTAAAGAAACAAAATGTTATGCCTGGATTATGTGATTCAAATGAGCTTATTAGTCGGGACGAAGGTATGCATACAAACTTTGCATGTCTTATTAAAACAAAATGCACAACTAAATTATCTCAAGAAATAGTTCATGAAATGTTTAAAGATGCTGTTAGTGTGGAGAAAGAATTTATCTGCGAATCATTACCAGTATCATTATTAGGAATGAATGATAATCTTATGAGCAACTATATAGAATATGTTGCTGATAGATTATTAATAACTTTAGGATATGAAAAAATATGGAATACAAGTAATCCATTTGATTTTATGGAGAGTATATCAATGATAGGTCATAGTAATTTCTTTGAAACAAGACCAACGCAATATCAAAAAGCAGCTGTTCTTAATACAGGTCGTGATAATGTTTTTAATTTACATGAGGACTTTTAATATTATTAATTTGCGGTTTTAATCTGCAGTTTTAATCTGCAGTTTTAATCTGTGGTTTTAATTACTCTCTGGTCCTTTAAAATTTTTCTATTAGGAGATGTGCTTTGAATAAAAATAATAAAATCAGGTAATGCACTTGGTTTAATATTAATATCTACATCATCAGCTAAATTAGTAAGACCCATAATATCTCTAGCACATCCACCCTCAAATAAATCATTAGTTCTTTTATCCATTAAAATAATTCTTTTTTTATTATTAATTTTTTCAGCTTTGAGAAATTCATAATAAATATTTCCATTTTTATATTCAATATTATTACGATAACAAATATCTTTAATATTTGCATCATTATATGATTTAATAATTCTAATATTATTGTATGAAGTTATAATATCTGTTGTTGGAATAATTTGTATTCTAGGTGATGGAGATGGTGGCGGTGGAGGTGGCTGAGGTGGAGATGGTGGTGGAGGTTCTGTTAATAAAGAAATCGAAATATTAATTTCTTCAGGTGCAGTTGTAGTCCAGTGTCCTCTGCACAAGGGACAAGTAGCATGTCCAGAATTAAGCCATAAATTAATACATTCTTCATGAAAATAATTTTTACATGTTTTTAAACATTGAGAAAATACTTCACCTGTGCTCATTGTCTCAAAACAAATACTACAATCATTACCAATAGCATCTAATGCTGCATTACATGCAACATTTTTTGGTTTACTAGTTTCAATACGATGCTTTAAACGTTCAATAAGTGATGTATTAATAATTGTAAATATTTCAGTATTCCATGTTTTATTTTTTAAATATAATTCTTTAGCTAAATTATTACAAAGTGATACACGACAAAATAAAAATAATAAATGTTTACAGAATCCTTTTCTTAAACAATGATCAGGACATGCACATGAAAATTTATTAGGTGTTAAAATTTGTTTATATACTTTATTACTTTGCCCACGAATATTAAAATTCCATTCTTCATTTGATAATTGATTTGCTGATAATAAATAAATTCTTTCATTAAGTGCTTTTGAAAATCTATCCATTAATTATTATAAAAACTATATTTTAAATAATATTTTGAATTGGTTGTTTCTCAATATATTCAACTGCCTCAATTAATAAATTTAATTTATTTAATTTATCAGATTTTTTAGGAGTCTTTTGTTTTTTAGTTTTTTTTAAAACTGGTTTTATAATAGATGTTTTTACTGATATATTATTATTAATATTATTATTATCAGGAATAATATAAATATTATTAAGATAATTATATAATTTTGATTGACATTTATAAATATTTGTTTTTATTTTATTTGTTGACATTATAATAGAAATACTTATACTTGTAATTAAATAATCAATTTTTATTTTGGATATCTATTGATTTACTATAACTAACACCATTTTTAAATTTTTTTATATTTATATTTACTTCTGTTCTAGATATAGTAATTTCAGTGATTTCTGTTTTATATTCGATATTTTTAACACCTAATGCTGCTGCTAACAAAAATAACATTTCTCTTTCATATTGAACTTTCTTTTTTATATAAATATTATCATTATAATATAATCCATTAAAGAGATTAATATAAAGGGTATTTGTACTAGGGAATGGATAATCATCAAATAATAGTTTATTAGAATTATCTTCATGTGTTTTTTTAAGTTCTTTAACTGTTGTTTTTATATTATAAATAGTAATACCTTTATTCTCAAGACTTTCTTTCAATTTATCATAAAAAGATTTAAAAAAAGATGTAGTAAAATAACGAGGATATTAATCAAAGATTATAATATAACAAATTTTTCATTAGTTGGTAATTTATTCATTATTATAATTTATATTTAAAAAAATATAATAATGTAATATAATGCACAATCAAAATTCTAACACAAATTCTCAAATGTATGTTATTAAGCGTAATGGAGAAAAAGAAAAAGTTGTATTTGATAAAATTACACAACGTATTAGTAATTTAATTAATGATCATGAAGAAGAATATATTGATCCTACTATTATTGCTATAAAAGTAATTAATAGTATTTATACTGGAATCACTACTGAGGAATTAGATTTAGAATCAGCTAAAATTTGTAGTAATATGGTAACAATTAATCCAATTTATGGGCGTCTTGCTGGGCGTATTTTAGTTAGTAATTTACATAAAAAAACATTAGATAATTTTGTTGATAAAATGATTAAAATTCAAGAAGACTGTTCATTATTAGATGAAGATTGGTTAAAATGGATTGTAGATAATAAAGAAGAAATTAATAAAACTATGGATTATTCTAGAGATTTCAATTTTGATTATTTTGGTTTTAAAACATTAGAAAGAAGTTATTTATTAAAAAATCCTAAAAATGATTCTTATTATGAGCGCCCTCAAGATATTTTTATGCGTGTTGCATCATTTTTAAATAAAGGAAATATTGAGAAAACTAAAATTACTTATGATTTATTATCATCCAAAGCTTATACTCATGCATCTCCTACTTTATTTAATGCTGGAACTAAAAGACCTCAGCTCAGTAGTTGTTTCTTATTAAATACAAATGATAATCTTGAAGGTATTACTAAAACATGGGACCGTGTTGCTCAAATATCTAAATGGGCTGGTGGAATTGGATTACATGTTAGTAATGTTAGAGCGAAAGGTAGTATTATTCGTAGCACTAATGGAACAGCAAGTGGTATTATTCCAATGCTTCAAGTATATAATAATATTGCTCGTTATATTAACCAAGCAGGAAAACGTAAAGGTAGTTTTGCTATCTATTTAGAACCTCATCATGCTGATATTGAAGATTTTCTTGAATTAAGAAAAAATACTGGTGCTGAAACAGAACGTGCACGTGATTTATTTTTAGCATTATGGATTAGTAATCTTTTTATGGAACAAGTTGAAAAAGATGGTGATTGGTATCTAATGTGTCCTGATGAATGCCCTAACTTGAATGAATTTTATGGTGAGGAATATAATAAATTATATTGGTCATATGTTGAACAAAAAAAATATAGAAAAGTTATGAAAGCTCGTAAATTAATGGAAAAGATTATGGATAGTCAATTAGAAACAGGAACACCATATATGTTATTTAAAGACCATGTTAATGAAAAATCTAACCAACAAAATATAGGTATAATAAAGAGCTCTAATTTATGCAGTGAAGTTACATTAGTCAGCAATGATGAAGAACATGCTGTTTGTAATTTAGCATCAATTTGTTTGAACAAATTTTTAAAGCCATTTAAAAGTGAAAAGAAATGGACAATTTATACCAAGCCTAATTGTAAATATTGCAAATGGAGTAAAAAATATTTTGAATTCAGAGGATTTGAATTTGAAGAGAAAGAATTAAATCAGTCTGAGACTGATAATCGTTCATATTTAGTTAATTTTCTGAATGAGAAAAATAAAGAAAATGGAGATGCTTGCATAGATGGCGCATGTAGTTATCAAAAGATTAGTTATCCTCAAATATTTTATGGTGATACTTATATTGGTGGATTTGATGATATGATTCAATATAGTGCAGATGATTATGATTATCAAGAATTATGGGATACAGCATATATTGCAACAATTAATTTAGACCATGTTATTGATATTAATTATTATCCAACACCAGAAACTCAATGCTCAAATTTAAGAAATCGTCCAATTGGATTAGGTATACAAGGTTTAGCTGATACATTAATTGGCATGAAGACGCCATTTGAGAGTGATATGGCAGTTAGATTTAATAAGAATATGATGGAGACTATATATCATGCAGCAGTAACTGCCAGTATGAATATGGCACATGCAAGACATGATGATATGAAATATTTTATTGAATATTACAATAATTCTTCGAATAAAGATGATAAGATTAAATTATTATTACCTGAATATTATGATAAGAATTTTCATTTAGAAGATACTGAAATGGAAGAAATATATCATATGCATAAAGTAAATAAATGTGAAATGAAACTTACTAGTCATTATGGTGCTTATAGTAGCTATTTATCTAATGGTGGTTCTCCAATGTCAAAAGGATTATTACAATTTGATTTATGGAAAGAAGAGAGTAGTGTGTGTAATTGGGAAAATGTGAGAGATGGTATTAATGAATATGGAATAAGAAATTCATTATTAATAGCTTTAATGCCAACCGCTTCTACTTCTCAAATTATGGGTAATAATGAATGCTTTGAATATATTACAAGTAATATTTATACTCGTAGAACATTAGCAGGTGATTTTCCAATTGTTAATAAACATCTAGTAGCAGATTTATTATCGATTGGTGAATGGAATGAAAATAATAAACAAATAATAATAGCAAATGATGGTAATGTTAATATAAATTTATTAGATATACCATCAAGCTTTAAGGAATTATATAAAACAATTTGGGAAATAAAACAACTCTGGGTTCTTAAACATGCTAGAGCACGTGCTCCATTTGTTGACCAAACCCAAAGTATGAATATTTTTATGGCAGTTCCTGATTATAATAAATTATTAAATTGCCATATGTGGGCATGGAAAAATGGATTAAAAACTGGCATGTATTATTTAAGAACTAAACCATCTGAAGGTGCTAATAAAGTAACAGTTGACCCAACATTACAAAAACAAATTGAACAATCAAATAATTGTGAATCATGTTCTGCGTAATGTATTTATTATAATTTCATAATGTATGTGAGAACTACAAATGGTGGCATATTATTATGAGGAGTTGTAGTCCATACAGCTGCATCTGGATAATCTTGATCGGCACCTTCAAATTTTGTTCCTGTTTTGTCTTTTAATACACCTCCTGTTTTTTCTGAATATTGAGGCCACTGTTTTGGGCTACTATAATCATTCCATGCCCTTTTATCACCTGATGAAGCATCTACGCTTGTGTAGTTACCCGGTCCAAGACATTCTTCTCCATAACATCCAATAAATCTCCAATCCATTCTATGACTGTGAGCAGGTAATTCAGCCTCAATCAATGCAACACCTTCTTCTCCGCCCATGTCTCCATACTTTCTTTCAGTCATATCATTATTTTGTTTATCTTTACCAATACCTACACCTAAAATAAATCTGCCTCTTAAATCTGGTGTTAAATCACCTATAATATTTTCAATTGCTATACCCTCGGGATTTAAACTATATCTTTTTCCATCGCAAATAGCCCATCCTAATGGAACTATTCTATTAGCCCATGCTATTACCATAAATTTAGGTAATATATTTACTAATAATGAATTTCTATTTGTAAAATTAATTGAACCTTCTACCACAAAATCTTTAACATATGTAGTATTAGCAGGCATAGAAAATGAATCATTTGATGTTAATATATTATTAGCAAGACTGGCTAAATTTCTAATAGCATCTATATCACCTGTATATTTACTATTAATAGCATCTGCTAATGATACTTCAAAACTTTCAACAGTTGGTAATTCTGCTGATAATTTTTCTAAATTTCTTGTTTTGTAAACTAAATATAAATTTACAAAAACTAATAATAAAACTATTATATGTAAAAACTCCATTATATATATATATATATATATATTATAAAAATTGATTTGGCGTAAAAATTGATTCACTGATTCAAAATCTAAATAGATTTTGAATCAGTAGATTAACAATTATTAAATAATAATTTGGCGTAAGAATCATAAATTAATCTGACTCTTAATTATATTGCCAAAGGCAATAAAAGCGAATATATCATAAAAATTGATTTGACGTAAGAATTTTATAAAGTAAAATTCTGACTCTCCAAATTAACTTTATGATATATCACTTTCTTTGAAAGTGATATATCATAAAAATTGATATTTAATATCTTTAAAGAACAATTTAATATATATATTAATGCCAAAACATAAGAAAGGTAATAATAATACTCGCCGTGGAGCACCTAAACGTTATCCAATTGAATATGCTAATAAAGACCTAGGTCAAGAATATGGTTGTATAGCAGAAGCATTAGGTAATTGTCATTTTAAAATTAATACTAATAATAATGAAACTAAAATCGCATCATTATGTGGTTCAATTAAAAGAGGTGGTAAAATAAGAATAGGTGATTTAGTTTTAATTGAACCTTTAAGTGAAAATAGTAATGGTAAATATCAAATTATTTTTAGATACACGCCCGATCAAAAGAAAGTTCTTGAAAATGAAGGTCATTTAGTTAAAATTAAAATACCTGATATTAGTGAATTTAATTCAAATGATGATGATGAAGAGGATGATACTTTTGGATTTGAAGGAGATGAAAAAGATAATCAATTAGAGAAAACTGTAGAAATCATTAATGATAATTTCATTGATGATATATAATTATTCATGAATTGAATATTATGAATGATTATATTCAATCATTGATTTATTAATAACATTTGTAAACTTACGACTTAAATTTTCATTAGTTGTAAGATTTTCTGGAATACCTATTTTCTTTAAATAACCAATTCTAAATTTACTAATATAATTTGCATAATTTCTAATATATTCCATTGGTTTAATATTCATTTTCATAAAACGATTCAATGTTTTTCTGATTAAATCTTTTGGTTCTACCTTAAGATTTATCATTTTATGTTCTGCATACCAAATACTCCATGCTAAGCAGTATCCGCCAAAATCTCCCATTTTTTGATTCATTATATTATTTTCATCAGACAATGTTTGAAATCCTGATACTGGAAAATAACAATCTGGTCCACAATAATCCATTTTACAAGGTTTAGCTAATTTTTGTTTAAATATTTCATCCATTTTACCATCTAATATTGATGTATCACCATATGGATCAAATCTTTGAATTTGATTTCTAGTAAAATCATAAAATATTAATGATGCATGTAATCCACCATCAGGTAATCTTAAACTAAGAAATACAAATGCTGCTTTATAATGACCTTTGGTATTTTTGTTCTTATTAATCAAGTCATTTAAATGAGGATGAATCCAATATTTTTCATCACTATTCCAAATTATTATCCATGGAAAATTATTGTTATAATTTAACATATTATCTGGTAATAACATATCATCGTCCCAATCAGGTGTTACATCATCACCTTCATATAGTGGCATATACAATCTTCCGTATTTATTGTCTTTATATTTTTCTTTCAAATAAATAGAAAATATATTAATATCAGAAAATCTAGCTTGAAACATATTACTATGAGCATATGGTGCTTCCACCATATTAATATTATTATTTTCTTTATCTAATGGTAATTTACTTATATATTTATTCCAATATTTATCTTTTGAAGAAACATTAGTTGCTTTATTATTAACAAATTTATGATATTTTTTGAAATCTAAATTTACAATATACTCAAGTGCTGATTTCTTATCCATATTAATTCTTCCCCAATGTTTGTATCTGCTTAATATATCTTTTTCTATATTATAATCTCCTTTTCTAGTTATTAATCTATTTTTTAATATAAAATGTGCTAAATTACTACCATACATATCTGTTTCATCAAAATTATGATTTTTCATAGTATTATCTAATAAATATTTAGCTATAGTATAATCATTTTCCTTTACACCCTCTTTATATGCTATAATAAATAAATGATTTGTTGTAATTGGACTATACCTATCTAAATGTTCACCTCTTTTTTTAACTATATATTTTACTTCTTCAATATCTCCATTAAGAACAATTGGATAAGAAACATCATAGCCCATATCATCAACATAACTTAATATATTTTTATCTTTTGATTCTAAATTATCTAATAATTCTTTAACCATTGAATTATTTAAACTTGAATTAATAATTATACTAAAATGAGCAGGTTGAGATATATATGATTTATAATTAAAATCAAATTTATTTATTATTTTATTTATACAACTAAATTTTCCTTGAAGAAATAATAATTCCAACCCTGATATATGACTAGTTGATACTGTTTCAAATAAACTAGTCCAATCAATATCTGGATTATTATTAATAATTTCTAAATATTCTTTATCTGTTGGATTTATATAATATAAAAAGTTCATTCCCTTCTTATTCTTTTGATAAATTAAATGTTTATTATCTTTATATTTATCTAATAAATAATTTAGAATTTTATATTTTCTATCTCTAGCTGCTAACATTAAAGCATTTAATCCATCATTATTTAATCTAAATAAAGGATGCTTACCTAATCTAAGACCTTTCATATTATTAGTTAAAATTAAATAATGAAATAAATAATTACCATTCATTAATGGCTTATTTAATGGATAATGTTTTAAAGTAGCTTTTGATTTAATATTACCAATTTTCATTAAATCTATTTCATATTTCATAATAATAATATATAGAATATAATAATTTTATATAATAATATATATGGAAGATTATAAAAAAAAATATACTGAATATAAGCTTAAATATACTCAACTTAAAAAAACACTTCAATATGGTGGTGTAGTGTTTGATTTAAACCTATATCATCAAATAGTACAATATCATGATAATTTGGGTTTTTTTAATATAACAAAACCTCCTGAATTAACTGGTGCATTTACATCATATATGGGAAATAATTCAAATCAAACATTTGAAGATGCTTTAATAGACCAAATAGATAAAATATATCTTAGTAGTTATAAAAAAGACGACTATAAAACATTAAGATCTATAAAAGATGAGATACTTAAAAAAAAAACTGCAGTAACAGCTACTTCAGATAATATAAGTATCTCACAAGGATTATCTTATAATATTCCTCATCCATTATTTATTAAACAACTAATGAAAGATGTTTATATACTTAGACCAAGAAATCATATGACACTTGTTATGGAACGTAATTTAAAAGATTATATGGAAGATATGAATAAAAAGACGGAATTAATTTCATTAATAAATGCAATAGATGGAGTATTTAATAGAGAAGAATATCAAAAAGCCAATCCTAATCGTACTAAATTACTAGTAACTTATAATACACTTCATAGTGCACCAGAACCAAAAACATTTGGTGAATTAAGAGATCAGTTAACACAAATTTTTGAAAATTCATTAAATTATAAAATGGATGAAATGATAAGAAATATTCAAGACCCATTAAAGAAAAAAATGTAATAAAAATTGATAGGGTGTAAGAATCATCATAGATTAATCTGACTCTTAATTATATTGCCTTCGGCAATTTTAGCGAATATAATTAACTTTATAAAATATATAGCTTCGCTATATATTTTATAAAAATTGATTAAATAATTATTAAGTTGTAATAATTATTTAATTTAATGGACAAGAAATTAGAAGATGTTAAATATGGTATATCTAAATATAATAATACAGGTATTACTTGTTATATTAATTCAATCTTAGCTATCTTACAACAAACACCCATTTTTGCTGATTATATCTTAAATGCTAGTTATAAAGATAAAATTAAATCAACTGACTCTATTTTATTTCAATTATATAATATTCTTAACTTAAGTCATACTTATGATAATTATAATATTAATCCAGATACTTTTCGAAAGATTGTATCATTAAAGAATGAGATGTGGGGTTATAATCAA